AATGAGTTTGATTTATGGGTAAACACAGGAATGTATAGAGATCCTATGCAATTAGCTAATCATGAGATGAATCATTATACTGATTATATAATTAGTAGAAATGCAAATACAACTATTAACAATAATATGTTAAAACAGCTAGAGAATTCATTAAAATAGACAGATGCTACCAGTTATTATAGAAAAGGTACAGAATAGAAAGCTTATATGAATTAGCTAAGAACTATGCTCAAATAGAATGGAGATGTATAGAATTTAGATGAACCAGTATCGTCTACTCTACTTAAGAAGTATCTAGATAAAATGTCTGATAGTGATCCTATAAAGAAGATGTTTAAACAGCATAAGAATATTAATGCGTATACTAAATGGTTTAACACTATTCCGTTGCTTGGTACTACTGCATTAGGAGCTAATGCTTACTTTAATAATAACAAAGATGAGTGATCTAATAGATTATACAGGTATCATGCCGGAATACCCTATACCTTCATATAAGTATGGTGGTATTCACATAAAGAAGAAGAATAGAGGTAAGTTTAATGCCTTAAAGAAAAGAACTGGTAAAACTACAGAAGAACTTACTCATAGTAAAAATCCATTGACACGTAAGAGGGCTATCTTTGCTCAGAATGCGAAAAAATGGAAACATAAAGGAAGAAAGAAAAAATAATAAATCTAATTATATATAATTATGGATAATGTAACATTGAACGGTTTTGAGGTATTTGAAGATCTCATGCCAGGAGCAAGTGTAAAGAATAAACCTATTACTCCTCCTACTAGTGAGGAAGAGGAAGAAACAAAAATTGATCTTGAAGGAGTAGGAGAAGAACTCAGTGAAGAAGAATTAGATAATATTCGTAAGAATACTAAAACTGAAACTGAGGAAAAGGAAGAACCTGAGGAAGAAGATAAAGAAGTAAAATCTAAACCCAAGGCTAAACCTAAGACTACTACAAAAGAAGAAGTAGAAGAACCTGAAGTTGAGGAAGAAGAACCAGAAGAGTCTGCTGATGAAACTACCATAGTAACAGGTTTCTTTGACTCTTTATCTGAAAAATTAGGTTGGGATGACATTGAGGATGATGATAAACCTAAGACTGTAGAAGATTTAATTGATTACTTTAATGATGTAATTGAGGAAAACTCAGTACCACAATACGCTAGCGAAGAAGTTGAGCAACTTGATAAGTTTGTTAAGAATGGTGGTAATTTGAGAGATTATTTCTCAATTGACAATGAAATTGATCTTGATGATATTGATCTTGAAGATGAAAGTAATCAGAAGTTGGTATTAAAAGAATTCCTTAAAGAAAAGGGTTTTAATGCTAAATAGATTGAAAAGAAACTTACTAAATACGAGGAAGCTGGTATTCTTGAAGATGAGTCCCAAGATGCTGCTGAAGCTCTTAAGGACATAAGAGAGAATAAGAAACAACAGCTATTGAAAGACCAAGAAAATGCCGCTAAGCTCGCAGCCCAACGTCAACAGGAGTACTTTGATACCGTTGTCAACGAAATAAAGGGTATGGATAATATCCGCGGTGTTAAAATTCCAGAAAAGGATAAACAAATACTGTTGGAATATATATTCAAACCTACCTCTGATGGTATGACCAAATTTCAAAAAGATTGGTCTAAGAGCGTAAAGAATTTAATTGAGTCTGCCTACTTCACTATGAAAGGAGATACGCTTGTAAAAGCTGCTGAAGTAAAAGGTCAAAATGCCGCTATTAACAAGTTTAAAAATAGCCTTAATAGAACAGGAGTAAGTAGAAAGACTAATAAACAGGATAACACTAGCACCGAGTCTATGTGGAATTCCTTCGCACGAAGATTGCGTGCTAATTAATAATAACTAAAAATTAATTTACTAGTATTTTATGGATAATAATATTCTGAATAATTTGGTACTGTATAAAGGTAAGTGGTTCAGTGATTTGATTGATACCGCTAAGATTTCTGCAGCATCACAATAGAATCCGTATCAGGTTGCTACTGTGTTGTCCTATGTATTCGGTACCAAAGATAATGGTTACAACACTTCTTTGGATATGCTTACTGGTGGTCTTGGTAATGTAATGACCATTGATCAACCGAGCTGGGAGTGGAATGTAATGATTGATGCCGATAGAGCAGTTACAATTAGAGATGCAAAATGGAATGGTGCAGCTATTACAGATGATTCAACTGCGGGTCTTGGCAATACACCTATTATGCTGTGGTTAGAAGATAACTGGTTTGGTCCTACTGCTGTATTGGAATTTGATGATAAGGAATTCCAAGTACGTGTAGCAGGTGCTCCGTATCAGGACGGTAACCTGTGGGTATATACTTGTTTTGTAGCTGATGGTCAGCCTACTTCTTATATCCCTGCAGAACTCTTGAAACCGGGTTGCCAAGTATCTCGTCTGGCTTCTGCTGTTGAAGAATACAGTGAAGAGGGTGATATCCTGAACTACAATACTCACTTCAAGATGCGTAATTATCTTACTACAATTCGTATCAACTATGATATTACTGGTTCAGCTTATTCTACAGTAATGGCTATTGCTTTGCAAGATCCTAAGACTGGTAAGAAGTCTTATTTATGGGCTGATTATCAGGAATGGGTAGCTCTGCGTGAGTGGTACAAGAGATGTGAACGTTTCTTGGTTTACATGAAATCTAATGTAAACAAAGATGGTTCTTGTAATCTGAAAGGTACTAACGGTCGTCCAGTATTTATTGGTGCTGGTCTATTGGAACAGATTGCTCCGTCTAACAGACGTTACTATACTCATCTTACTGCAGAATTGTTGGAAGACTTCCTGTTTGACCTGTCTTACAATGTACTTGGTACTAACGAACGTAAGTTTGTTGCATTGACTGGTGAAATGGGTATCCGTGAATTCGATAGAATTTTGAAGGAAAAGGTAGTTAACATGAACCTGATTGATACTGTATTTGTAACTGGTTCTGGTGACAGCCTTACTTTTGGTGGTCAGTTCAAGACTTATAAGATGACTAATGGTATCGAGTTGACTCTGAAGTATTTCCCGCTGTATGACGATATTACTTACAATCGTAAGTTGCATCCGGTTACTTTGAAACCGCTGGAATCATATCGTATGACATTCCTGGATCTGGGTAGACGTGATGGTGAAGCTAATATCGTTAAGGTAGTTCGTAAGAATCGTGAATTCGTAACTTGGACTACTGGTGGTGCAGTTCTTCCGTCTGGCTATGGTAAGTCTATTAATACTCTGAGATCTAATGGTAAGGACGGTTATACTGTATTCTTCCTTGGTGAAATGGGTATTATGCTTAGAGACCCCAGAGCATGCGGAGAGTTGATCATGGATTGTGAAGCCTAATTTCCACCTAGTTATCTCACATAAAAAGGGGCCTTAGGGCCCCTACTAACTTGATAATCTAATATTTTATATTATGGAAGTAATCGTTAGAATAATTAAAACTAATCCCTGGACTGGGATTACTAAATGGCCAACGTGTTTTGACTATTTAAGTTCTTACTGGACTAGATCTGGTAATTTATATACTGGTTTATCTGCAGAAGATGCAGCTAGATTAGAAAAAGAAATTGGTTATCCTGAGGGATAGTTATCTCCCAATAGTACATTTTGGGATACCTTTGCTGTTAAAATTGGCAAAAAGGATTTAACACTAGATACTAATAGACCTGAGGATGAATTAAAATATTTGTTCCTTAAAAAGCATAAAAGAGTTGCTAATGGTCTTAATGGTATTAAGCCCAGCACAGATTATGTTATGATTAATAAGGATAGTGAAGCAGAGGAACAGAATAAGTTCAATAAAGTTAAGCGTGAAGCATATAGAGAAATGGATAAGATGTCTACTGAAGAAATGCGTAAGTGTTTACGTCTCTACGGTATGAAATCAGACTCTATGTCTAATGAAGTTGCTGAAGCTAAATTGTCAGAATTTATTGAAGCTGATCCTTCTAAGTTCTTGATGAAATGGGTAAATAACCCTAATAAAGAAATTAACTTCGTAATTGAAGAAGCTATTGCTAAAAACATTATTAGAAAGAATCGTGCTCAATATTACTTTGGTACTGATTTAATTGGTAATGGTCTTGAAGATGTAATTGCTTATCTTAAGGATAAGAAGAATCAAGATATTAAATTAGCAATACTTAATGAAATTAAATCTAAGTAATGACTAATAAAGATTCTCATATAATTTTCAAGGTAGTTCTGGATAAGAATGCAGAAGGTATTGCTTATGGCGGATGCCCAGCATTCTTAGATGAAGAAGTAGACTTATTTCTTAATCAAGCATAGTTAGAAATCTTAAGTAATAAGATTACTGGTAACAATGCATTAAGAGTAGGTTTGGAAGGTTCTGTATCTAACTTATCTGAAATAGAGAAGTTAATAGCTACAGATGTTAACCTTCATGCTGTACATACAGACTATAATGAGTATGCATTAGAAGATGTTCATGATGAAGATAATAGAATGACTATACTTAGTGTATTACTTAAGTATGGACAATTCTAGACTAACTGTGTACTTACTAGCCATGAAGTAGTGAAGCCTTTTAAGCAGACTTATAATAATATACCTTGGGTAGAGAATCCAGTAGCTACTTTAGAAAACGATAAACTCTTAGTATATGTAGATCCTGTTTTAATGCAGGATCCTATGTATGCTCCAAGAGTAGAAGATAATACAGAGTTCTATAGAGTAGATCTAACTTATGTTAAGAAACCAACTAAGTTTGACTACACTAAACCTGAACAAGAATTAGATTTTCCTGAGGATGTCATGTATGAGATTATTAATAGAGCTGTAGTAATTGCTTTAGAGAATATAGAATCTCAAAGACAATCTTCTAAGTTTTAGTTAAACCAAGTATCTGAATAATTATGTGTGAGAGAGATTTTCAAATAAATGTAGAGAGGCAGCTGAATAATATCATACCTCATTATAATGAAACTATCAAGTTTCCTTCAGATACTTTGTTTCATTTTATAAATAAAGCTAAAGACGAATATGTTAAATAGAACTTTAGAGTATTCTAGAGAAACCAAGAGATTACTGATAACATACGTACTTTAGTAAATACTAAAGATTATACTACTTATAATTTTAGTAAGTTAGGTAACAAATGGGAAGCCAATTATCCTGAAGATTATATGTTTGCACTTGGTGAAAATGTATACATAAGTATAAAGGATAATAAATGTAATAACTTAATTACTCATGAGTCTGATGTAATAGAGGCTACAATAGAGACAGTAAGCTCTAGACTAAGTAATAGTCTATCAGATCACAGATTGCGTTATAATCAAGCAAAACCTATTAGAGTATATACTGACAATAAAATTGTATTATATACTGATGGTAATTATGATATAAGTTCTTATGAACTTACCTACTTAAGAAAAGCAAAAGATCTGGGTAATGTAAGTGATCTTACTAAAGAATATACAGATCTTCCAGAAAATACACATTAGGATATAGTTGATCTAGCAGTTCAAATGATAGTGCAAACTATACCTAATACAAGTTCTAAGAAATCTTAGGACGAATAATTAAGGCGCTTACCAACGTGGAAATCTGAAATAATGAAAGTAGAAAGTAAGCGAATAGACTAAGCGCTAATGTCTAATTTAAAAACAAACATTTAATATGATAACTTCAGTACACTCAGTTCTGATTGGAAAACAAGCTCCGGCTTCTTACACTACAGTAGATGCTTTGGCTGTTGGTGATGTTGCTTTGTTCGATGAGAATAAAGCTCTTATTAAAACTGCTGCTGATGCAGTAAATGCTAACTCTCTGTATGTAGGTGTAGCAGGTGAAAAGATGAATGTTACTATGCCTGATGGTACAGTAGCACAGAAAGCTAATATTGATTTCTCTACTGAAATCCAGAAAGCTTCTAAACCGTCTGCAGTAATTGGAGAATATGTAGCTCCTGTTGAAGAAAAGATTGTAATCACTTTAACTAACGCTACTATTATTGCTGGCAATCGTTACGTTTTGCGTATTGTTTATAAGGATATGTATGAAGCTGCTTGGCAGTTTACTCATACTTATGAAGTATATGCTGAAACTACTACAGCTAAAGATTTAGTAGACGCTTTCTTGAAGAAGATTAACGCTCACAAGAATCGTAGAGTACAGGCTACTGCTTCTGCTGCAGTTCTGACTTTGACTGCTATGCCTAAGGATGATAATGAAGGTGTTTACTCTTTGAGTGAATACAGCGTTGTATCTATGGAAGCATCTCTGTATGAGACTATTCCTGGCGCATTGCTTGCTAATCAGCCTAAGGCAGTTGTAGGTGCTACGATTGTTAAGACTGCTGGTAATCCGGGTAAGGGTTATTGGAAGCAAGTACGTGATGCAGAAGTACGTAACATGGGTTATAAGGGTCACGTATTTACTGGTGCATATCCTATTGTTGAACAAGTCCGTAAAGTAGTAGAAGATGCAGAATATGACTATGCTATCATCGAAAACGATAACCTGTACTTGAGCAATGATAATCAGTACATCAAGACTACTCCGTTGACTACGGAAGTTTATTGTCCTAGTTTAGTTGATTCTATTGTAGATAAAGGTATTCAGTCATTTATTGCTGGTAAGACAATTGCCTAATCCACGTTAGAGAGATTGAATTTGGGATAAGATTCCTTTTACAAACTACAGAAGTGGAGTTGTGGAATATTCCACTCTCCACTTTTTTTATTGTTGATATATGGACAAATTAACAAATATACAAATAGATGGTGATAAACTGACCTTCAAGATAGAGACTGAAGTAGACCTTAGCAGCTATAGTAAGGAAGTTTATATAGATGAAGTATGGAATTTAAAGAACATACTTGAAGACAGTCCTATACATAACATTAGCTTTTCTGAGAATATTACAGTAGATTCCGATAATAATGTAACTGTAACTAATGACGATATTCTAGAATTAGATTGGAATATGAAGTATGTTACTTTGAGATGTTTTACGGAATAGGAAGAAATACATTTTCATGGCATATACTACAATCCTTCAATTGTATATATGGCAGAGATTAGGAAATTACATACTCACTGCTCAACTTGTTTAGATGATCAGACTATGCAGAACATAATGTTAGTAGTCTTTAAGAGATAGCTGCTTGAGTATGCTTTAGCATCCGATTACTATCGCGATGCTTTACAATTATATGTAGATATCTGTAGATTACTTGAGATATCTATTAAACCAAAATGTGCAGCTAGTACTTGCTGTAACAATGCTATTCTTACTCAGAAAGGTGATTGTTTCAATACAGAAAACGATAAGTGTCTTCATTTAGAGAAAGAGCGTAACTCTGCTACTTTATTTAGTGGTATTTGTTACTCTTGTTCTAATAATACTTGCAGTACAGGAAATTGCAGTAACGGTTATTGTAAATTATAAAATAAACAGATATGATACAAAAATGTGATGGTGTAAAGATATTGGACTTAGAAGAGAAGCTTGAAGCTACAGGTAGTGAATACATTGTTACTGCAGAAAAAGACAATAACTATAAATTACCGCTTGAATCTGTAGCTGATATAGTTATAGGTAGTTCTAAGTTTAAAGCTGCAATTAAGGATGTATATGAATCAAGTACACCTACTGCATCTGTATCTTTAGATAAAGATAAGTTCTTATTCTCATTTGGTATACCAGCAGGTAGAACAGGAGATGCAGGTAAGGACGGTAAAGATGGTAAAGACGGTAAAGACGGTAAGGATGGTATTGATGGTGTACCAGGTATAGACGGAGATACTACTAGAGTAGTAATAGCATACAAATCTACTAAAACTATACAAAGACCTGATACTCCTGTAGGAGGTAGCTGGGATTACGATACTAATACTATTACATATCCTGAAGGATGGTCTGGTAGTGATAGTAATCCTAATGGCTATGTATGGATGTCTACCGCTACATTCTCTAGTAAAGGTACAATAGTAGTGCCTTGGAGTACTCCTGTAAGACTTACAGGTGCAGATGGTCATGATGGTGCAGATGGTAGTAATATTGAGTTTGTATATAAGCTTACTGTAACTAGTTTAGTTACTCCTACTAAACCTACAGGTAATAGTCAGACTGAAGCTATTAGACAAGGTTGGACTGATCATCCTACAGGTATTAGCGAACAATATCAATGTGAATGGGTTTGTTCACATAACTTACAAACTGATGGTAGTTGGAGTGAGTGGAGTAGTCCTACTATTTGGTCTAAATGGGGTGTAAATGGTAAAGATGGTGATGGAGTAGAATATATTTATCAACGTACTAAATTGCCTGCTTCTCCTAAAGAGATTACAGATAATAATCCAGATCAGGATGAATATATACCTCAATCAGCTCCTGGTGAACAACCTTGGACAGATGATCCTAAGGGAGTAAGTGAAGAGTTTAAATATGAATGGGTTAGTAAAAGAAAGTATAAAGGTGATACTCACAAATGGGGTAACTTTAGTTCTCCGTCATTATGGGCTAAATGGGGAGATGATGGTCAAGATGGTCAACACCTTAGAGTAATGTATACTAAGACATCTGGTAGTGATGTTAAGCCTAGAGATCCAGATAGATTGAATATTAACCCTGGTAGTATTTGGAGTGTAGGTATGCCCTCTGTGACTGGTAAAGAAGCCATATGGGGTATTCAAGCTTTAGTTACTTTTGATAATAAGTTAGTAATTGATGAATCTCTGCCTGAAGACGAAAGAGGTTGGCAAGGTCCTTATTTAATTACAGGTGTACCTGGTCTTGATGGTAATAACTTTAATTATCAAGTAGAAGCATTCAAATAGAGCTAGACTCAACCTGAGAAGCCTACTAGTAATGACCCATATAATCCTGGTGATGGTTGGGTACTTACGCCTGATATGTCTACTGGTATATGGTGGAAATGTATAGCGTTAGTTCAAGGTGAAACAGGTTCTGTAATAGAATGGGGGGCTGTAGTAAAAGTAACTGGTCAAGGCGTTGTTATTAAAGGTACTTTAGATTCTACAGATGATCTTCCAACGGAAGGTAACTAGATAGGAGATGGTTGGGTTATTGATGGTTTCTTGTGGGTATGGAATGGTAGTGACTGGGTAAATGTAGGTAAGGTTCAAGGCACGGATGGTAACTACTATGAATACAGATTTGCTAGAAACAATAGTTGGGAAACTGCTCCTTAGTTAAATGCTGCTGAACGTTATCCTGCAGGTTGGAGTTCTACTGCGCCAGCATTAAGTAGTGGTAAAGTATTATGGGCTACATTTGCTCTTATTAATGGTGGAGATAATACTTTGATAGAACAATGGTGTGATCCATACTATATGACTGGTATGACTGGTGATAATGGTGGTTCTGGTATTCCTGGAGTAGGTTACGAAGTCAAATACTGTAAAGGTACTGAAACTACTTATACAGGTGAGACTTGGAATGACACTATGAAATGGAAGAGAGACCCTACAGGTTGGTCTATAGATGTTCCTGAGCTTACTAGTGGAGATGAGTATAATTATATATGGTTTATTCAGTGTAGAGTTATTAACAATAATATGGAGACTGCATGGTCTAAACCTAATCCTATGGGTGGTATAATTACTCCAGATCCAGTAGGTTCACAACCTATAGCATATCCTATGGGTATATATAGTACTAGTACTCCTTATATTAACGATGGAGAAACTGCCCCATATGTATATGATACTGGAGGAGATACTGAAGGCAATCACTATTTCTTTTTAAAAGCCGTAATGACATGGATTGGTACGTAGTAGAATAACGAATCGCCAGGAACAGATACCTCTGGAGCATGGGAACCATTAAAAAACTTTGAAGCTATCTATACTGACTTACTTATTGCGCCTAACTCATTAGTAGGTGGAGCTGTATTCAATAACAACTTAATGTTCTCACAAAGAGGTAAGAATGCTAGTGATGGTGATAGTTCTGAATATCATTTGATTAATACTTCAGATCCTATGAATACTTCTAACTCGTTTAGACCTAACTTCTTGCTAGACTTTGCGAATGGTGAAGCTTACTTTGGAGCTGGAGGTATACACTTAGCAGCTGATAGTTCTAACACTTCTATACAATTAGAATCTGGTAATGTATCTGGAGGTAATGGTAGTATTGCCACTATAGATATAGATGGAGCTACATTCCAAAAGGTAGTATCATCTAGCAATCCTGCAGCAAATAAAAGAGTTGAACTTAGTATAGATGGACTGAGTATTAATATGGGCATACCTAAATTCTATGTTAATGATGAAGGAATGTCTTACTAGCATTATACAGGATCTTCTACAGTAACAGATTTTAAGTTAGATACTACGGGAGCTATTACTATTGGACAAACTGGTTCTAACCACGCTATAATTGATAGTGGTAGTTTTTCATTAAAGAATAGCACTCTGGATAATATAGTTATTACTTATGATAATACTACTTCTTCAATAGTACTAAAGAACCCAACAGGAATAGATTCATCTAGAGTAGAAATAAAGGCTTTAGATGATGATGCCTCTGACGCTATCTCTGTAACTGCTTATGATTCTTAGGGTAATAAAGCGTACATATCTCCACTAGGAGTAACTGTATCTGACGGTGTAAATACTCATATAGATATTATGAAAAGTATGATTACAGTAACTAACTCTAGCGGTACGAATATTGGATGGACTGGTACTAAAAATGGTTTGCGTTTTATAGGCGGGATTTGTGTTGGTGAAGCTTAATTAAACTACTATGGATAAAGCAAAAGAATATATAAACAGTAAAACAAACTCTATACTTAAAACTAATATACTTAGAAATAATAGAGATGTTGTAGCAACCATAGTATACAATGAATTGACAGATTTATTGGAGTTTAGTAACACATCTAGTGTTACTACTCCTATAGATTCTGAAATACTAAAGAGATACTTACATTAGGTTAAACCACAGTTATATAGTGGTATACCTATGAAACTCAAACCGTATTGTATTAAGTGTGGTTGTGGTAATGGATACTTTAGAGGATTGTATGATCCTTATGTATTAGCATTGTTGACAGAGGATGCAGATCCTTGGTTATGGGAAGATAACGGTGTAGTACTGTTAGAGTAGTAGAAAGAAAATAATTTGATTGACAATGATAGCAAGAATTAAAGGTTTAAAGATTAGTCAAGCTTCAGAACGTACTGCTGTCACAGGATAGGAAATGATTCCATTCCAAGATGGTGAAAGAAATGGTAAGATCCGAATGATAGAGTTTAAAGATATGACTATGTATATCTTTGATCCTACTATCGTTGATGGTAAAGTAAGTCAAGAAGATTATGACGCATTAAAGCAAGCTATAGAGGAAGGTAAGCTTATCTATACTATTAATTCTAATAGAAATGGATTAGACTTAGCAACCGAAGTAGCTATAGTTGGTGGTACTATATACATTGAATCTCCTGACTTTATTAAAGAAGAAGGTACAGATAATATATCTCAAGTAGTATTTGATACTATTACTGTAGATGGTTCATTAAACTATAGTAAAGAACAATATACTACTACAGTTATTAAGACTACTGGAGATGGTACTAAAGTACTTACAGATAATGGTCAGTATGTATATATAGGTAATTTAGCATTAACTAATATTAAGTTTAAAGATGGTACTAATACATCTACTTATGACTTAGTAACTAATGGCATCACTTTCAGATAGAATGCTACTCCTTGTGTATCATGGAATACCGTTAAAAGTGGTAACAATATCTATATGGATATACGTATAGCTAATGCTACTGCTTCTATGGACGGTCTTATGAGTAAGGAAGACTATGTAGAACTTAATACTACTATTCCTGGATAGATTGAAGATCTAAAGGAAGCTGACTCTAATCTAAGTAATAGAATAGATAATCTTGATGATAAGATCGATAAAGAGATTGCAGATAGAGAAGCAGAGATAGACAGACTTGAGAATAAGTTTGATGGAGTTACTGACAAGTTAGAGGAGGCTCTACAGAAAGAGATTGAAGATAGAAAAGCAGGCGACACTACTATTACTAATAGTTTAAATGCATTTATTAGTACTAAAGGTCAGCCTGGTGGTTTAGCTGAATTAGACTCAACTGGTAAAGTTCCTGCAGCTCAATTACCATCTTATGTAGACGATGTATTAGAGTTCTCTACTAAAGCTCAATTCCCTCAGACTGGTGAAACAGGTAAGATATATGTATCTAAGGATACTAACTTAACATATAGATGGACTGGTACTCAATACTTAGAGATTAGTTAGAGTTTAGCATTAGGTGAAACTCCTAGTACTGCATATCCTGGAGATAAAGGTAAAGCTAATAGAGATGCTTTAAATAGTATGCATACTAAACTTACTTCATATCTTACTCCTACTACTAGTACTGGTGAATTAGTTAAGATTAACTATAAGTATGCAGCTAAAGATGGTTTAAATTATGGTCCATTACAGGATGATAATATAGATATACCATCAGCTACAACTACTAATGCAGGTGCTATGTCTGCAATAGATAAAGGTAGATTAGATAGCTTATATAATGAATTTGGTAGTATACAGAATCCTGGTGATAAGCTTGATTCACTACCTAATAACCTAGTTACTGGTGTAGATGCAATGTCTAGAAATGCAACTAGTGTAACTATTAACTATAAGCAATCTGATTTATCTGCAGCTAGTAATTCATATGCTAATCCTATTACTAAGTCATAGACTATACCTGCTGCTACACAATCTGCAGCTGGTGTAATGACTGCTACTGATAAGTAGAACTTAGACGTCAATATACCTAATAGAATTACTAATCTAGATAATAGGGTAACTACTGAAGTAGATAGATTAGAAGAGCTTATCGAGAGCAGTTCATCCGAGATTACTAACGATTTGAATGTAGAGATTCAAGCTAGAAAGGATGGTGATAATTAGTTACAGACTAATATTAACAATCTGTAGTCTACTATGAATACAGAATTAGCTAAGAAAGTTGGTAAAGTAACTGTAGCTGGTTCTGGTAATGCTGTTACTACTGCATCTATTAGTGGTGATACTCTTACTTTAACCAAAGGAGCTACATATAATAACTATGTACATCCTGCTGGTTCTGCACCTAGTAAAGCATCTGGATTCTATAAGTTCTCTACTGACTCTACTAGTCATATATCTGGTGTTACAGCTGTAACTAAAGCTGATATAACTGCACTAGGCATACCTGCATAGAATACTAATACTACATATACATTTGCTAATGGTTCTGCTGGTAATTTCACAGTAACTCCATCTGGAGGCAATGCATAGACTGTAAGCGTTGGTAAACCAGCTAATGCTGGTAATGCTGATACAGTTGGTGGTATTAGTCCATCTGCTTTTGTAAAGAAAGCTGGGGATACTATGACGGGAATATTAACAATAAGTCAAACTTCATCTGGCTAGCCTTTAACTTTGCACGGTACTGATGCTGTGAGTCTTATCTAGTTTGTTAATAACAAAGTAGAAACTGCAGAAGTAGGGTATACAAATTCATTAGGAGCATATTTATACAATGATAAACTGACAACTCATCCATGTATATCATTAGGTAGAGTAGACAGTTTAGATGAAGGAGCAACTTTCTATTATGGAGGTACTCATTATAAATTACTACATAAAGGTAATTATGCTAATGAGTTAGATTAGCGTTATTCACCAAAAATGGTATATAACTATGATAAAGGATGTTTGGTAAAATTAAGAAATGCATCTAGTGTTAATGCAATGATTACTGTAAGAATATTCGGTAATTCCTATTATACTACACCTCCGTTTGATACAGTAATATAGTTCTATAATTATAATTCAGGAAACTCAATAATATAGTATTCTGGGGTTAATAACGGAGCTGGATTTGGTGATATAAAGGTATTTAACTATAATGGTTAGGTCTATCTATGGTTTAAACAAACACGACAATTCCAATCTTTTGTAGTACACGCTTATTATAGTAATAGCAGTGACTATAGAAACATGGTTGAAACTATTACCAATGAAGATATGCCTACTTCTGGAGTTACTAGAACAGTAACTATAACTCCTAAATAGGCTATATACTCTTACGATAATATAGCAGTAGGTAATGTTACGTCTTCTGGTAAAGTATCTGCAGTCGGTGGTTTCTTCAAAGAATCTGATGCTAGATTAAAATCAAACATTAAACCTTTAGACTATACTTTAGACCAGATATGTTCTATACCTACTGTATCATTTATAATGAATGATTAGAAGCAAATAGGTACTATAGCATAGAACTTAGAGGAATTAGGTTTTGAAGATATAGTAACTGAAGGTGATACTCTTAAATCTGAAGTAAAGAATCCTGAACAGTTTGAATCATTCACTAAAGATGGTGAAGAGTATGTTAAGGTTAAGAAGGTAGAGTATGAGATGTTAGGTGTATTAGCTATTGAAGGAGTTAAGATGCTTAAGGATGAGATTGAAAAGCTTAAAGCTGAAATAGAAACTTTAAAGAATAAGCAACATGAGTAATGAAATAGCAACATATTCTATGATATTAAGTAAGCTTAGTCTAGGTAAGAGTGGGACAGAATGTCCTACTAAGACCTAGATTTTAGCTATTAATTCATTAATCGTTATTGATAATGCTTCTACTTATGGAGCTAATGAATGTGTAAAGATAGATGATATACGTAAGAAAGTAGAGACTTGGAATTACTACTTAACAGTATCACCTACTAGTATGTCATTTGGAGCTGGTGGTGGTAGTAAATAGTTTACTTATAGTTCTTACAAAAGAAAGGTATTAGATGGAGTAGAATAGAGTGGTGATATAAGTGTATCATTAAAAACTACTAGCGCATCTGGTACTGGATTCTCTATAAGTGGAACCACCGTAAGTGCTTCTGCTAATGAAGGTACTTCAAATAGAACAGGTACAGTTACTATAACTCAGAATGAGTCTAATAAGACAGCTACTATTAGTCTATCACAGAGTGGAGATACTATTAGTTCATACGGAGAATGGACTATATCTGTATCAGCTAGTCCCACTAGTGTATCTAGTAGTGGCGGTACTTCTACTATTACAGCTAGTGCTAAGAGAACTGTATATTGGGCTAGTGGAGATGTTACTGAAGAAACAGGCAATCCTACACTGTCTACTAACTTAGGTAGTCTTAGCAGTACTTCTTCACCTAGTACTTTAACATTAGGAGAGAATACATCTACATCTAGTAGAACTGCTACTATTACTGCAACTCATGGTGGTAAGTCAGCTACTTGTACAGTTACTCAAAGCGGCGCTACACCTTCTACTACTTATACCTTCTCTATTAATCCGTATAAGGTTAATGTAGGTTCTAGTGGTGGATCTGGTAGTGTAACTATTAGTTCTTATAAGACAGTTGGTAGCAGTACTTATGATGTAGATTATAGCATAGATAGTAGTACGTTACCTTCATGGGCTTCATTCAACAAGAGTACTTCTACATTTACTATACAATCAACTACTAGTACTACTGGTAGAACAGCAAAAGTATATTTTGATTAGGATGAATCTGGTAAACGAGATTATGCCGAATTAACTCAAACAGGGTATACTCCACCTGCAGATAATTATGTATTTACTTGGGGTGATGGTAGTACATCTAGCAAGAGTGAAAGTTTCCAAGCTACTGATGCTGTCTCTGCTGCAATTACTCTAGTAAGTACTAAAAATGGTAGTAATCATCCTTGGAGTGTGTCTAGTAAGCCTAGTTGGATAACTACTTCTACTACTAGTAGTAAAGTTACTATCAGTGCATCCGATAATAGTGGATCTGCAAGAAGTGGAAAAGTAGTATTAACTCAGAGTGGTTCTGGTAATACATTAACTGTTAATGTTAGTCAAGATGCTAAGCCTGCTGAAAATGTATATGTATTTACAATAACACCAAATACATATGATGCTCCATATAGTAGTGCCTCTTTCATACCAAGAACAGTATCTACTAAGAATGGTAGTAATATAGGCTATAGTTTAACTTCTGGTGGTACTGATTGGGTAGTTGTATCTACAACTGGAAAAATAACTGTAGAGATATTGAAAAACACTACTTCTAATACTAGAAGTACTACTCTAGTATTTACATAGAATGAATCTGGTAAGACTCAATCTATAAAGATAACTCAAAGCGGTTATACTCCTACATATACGTTTAACGTAACTCCGACGAATTTAAGCGTAACTGCAGCAGAAACGAACGAGACGCTTACAGTGAATTCTTATAAGACTGTACTTAAAAGCGACGGTAGTGAAACTACACAATCTCTAAACTACGAATTCTCGTCAAACGCAAGTTGGGTTAATGCTGCAAGAACTACAACCAACACTACATATATAACTGTAGCATAGAACTTAATAACTAACTAGAGAAGTGCTAAGATTACTTTAACTCAAGCAGAGAGTGGTGCTCAAGTATTTACAAATGTTATCCAAGCAGGGCAATAGGTAGTTGACAATAAGCTTACTTTAACTAGTATTACTTATAGTACTGGTTACTTATTCCCTTCTGATTAGACGCCAGTAGAAAGTGAAACTGTATATTTAGGTTTTATGGTACCTAACACATTCACATGGAAAACTTCTAAGGGTTTAGTTATTAATAGAGGAACTATTTATGCTGGGAATATAGGGAATATATATGTACGTGAGAATAATAGGTATAAGTTAGTTAAATCGTTCTAGTTACAAACAGGAGATCAAACTATTAGTTTCTAATGAATCCGTACTTAGCACATATGACAGATAGAGAATTGTTGGAGCAGATATATCTTCTGCTCCTTCAAATCAACGTGAAGGTAAGTGAGATAGATAACGATACTAAACAATTTGGTATGAATGTAGCAGCCAATCTAGTTGGTGATGCTCTAATGATGAATAACAATGATGCCGAGAGAAGAAATAATTAAACAGCTTAAACCTTACTTTAATGTAAAAGAATTAGTATGTAACCACATATATAGTAGGTTTGGAGAACAATCATGGATGTTCTTAAGTACATAGCTACTACATGTATTACTATGTCTACGTACTGATATCTTACGAATGCCAATGCATATTAATACTGGTACTATGCATCAAAGAGGTATGCGTTGTAATATGTGTCCTTTAGTAAAAGGTAAGAAGAGCGTATACGTATCTGCACATGTAACAGGTAATGCAATTGATTTCACATGTGAAGGTAAGACTGCAGAAGAAGTAAGAGAAATAATAAAGGCTAAACCTTTATTGTTACCATGTAAAGTACGTTTAGAGGAGGGAGTATCATGGTGCCACATAGATTGCTATGACGACGGTACTGAAGATAAAATAACAACATTTAAAGTATAATATATGTTACAAAGAGAGATAGTTAGATTTAGAGCATCAGATACGTAGCCTAATCCTCTAGAAGTAGATTATTGGATTGACGTTACCTCTAATTACTATGGTGGTTGTATTAGATACTATCGTAATGATACTAATACATGGGAGATGCTAGATCTGAATGATAAGCAAGTAGATGCTATCATTGATTATATTAATAGAGCTCTTGATTAGATAGAACAGTTTATTAATGAAGCTATAACTGAAATCAGAAATGAATTAGCTGAGTTTAAAGATGAATTGAAAGAAGAAGTTAATAGACTGTGGTAGTATATTAATTAGAAAGTAGAAGAGTTAACTACTCAGATTAATGATATTAGAAATGAAATTAATGGTATCAAGTAGGATATTACTAATATCAATTCTAGTATTGAAGAGCTGCGTTAGGATATAACTGAAATAATAGGAGGAGACTTAAGTTCTATTCAACAGAAGATTACTGAATTAACTCAGAATATACAATAGTTAGATAGTAAGATTGACCAATAGATTAGTGATTTAAGAAGCTACATAAATAGTGAGGTTGCTAAAGCTAAAGCTGATCTTACTGCATTAATCAATCAAGAGATTGAGAATAGAACTAATGCAGATAATAATTTGCAATCTCAGATTAATGAGCTTAGACAATTGATTACTAATGCATAGAATGCTATTGATACTCATGCTGCTAGAAGAGATAATCCTCACGTAGTTACTAGAGCTCAATTGTCATTAGCTACTACTGATAATGTTGTATTTAATAAAGTAAGTGCTCCTAGTGGGTTCTTTAAAGAGTAATAGTTATGAATAAATGTGAAGGCATAAAGATATTGGAGCTGGATCCTAAGCGTATACTAGAAGGAAACGAATACATGGTAATAGCAGAGAAGGATTAGAACTTTAAAGCTCCTATTAACTAGATTGTTGATTTAGTAGTTAATGATGATAGACTTAAGGATTACATAGATACTACTATAGAATCTTCAATAGGTGATTTCAAAAATGAAGTTAATCAAAGTATATCTGAACTTACTAGTAAAATAAATAATCTAGATAGTAAGATAACTAATGTTAATAATAGAATTACTAATCTAGAATCTAGTATAGATGATATTGAACAGAGTATAACTAGTATCAATAATAAGATTACTAATATTGAGAATAATCTTGGTAATGTTGGTGAATTACTTGATGAAGAGTATATTACTCAGCTAATAAATAAACTTATTAGTGAGAATAAGATATCTGTATTAGATCCGGTACAACAGGCAATGAACAAAGGTACTGGTGTTACTTTAGCATTACCTAGTGCTAATAACGGTAAGATATCATTACCTATATGGACTGGTACTGAAGCTGAATATAATTAGCTTACTAAAGTAGCAGGTATGACTTATAATATTATTGATGAGGAGAGCGCATAATGTTAGAGTTAGGTATAGCAGGGGGACGAGCAGTTCCCCTACAAAAGAGAACTGTAGGCAATACTAATATATCTGATGTATTTGATGGAGTAAATCATATATGGCCTACTAGGGATGATGTAGCTTACTTCTATGATTTCAATAGTATATAGTTGAGATTCATATGGACTGATTCTAACGGTAGAGATTTTGATACTGGTACTAACATCACTAACGCTCCTAGTATCCCTAGTGAAATAGTAGGATGGAGTTGGGGTTCGTCTGAAAATAGAACTCAACCGTTTTTATACTGGGGAGGCGATAACACTCAATCTGGAGCAGAGTGTGTAATGGTAGACATTAAATCCATACAAGATGTATATACTAATGATCCTAGTTTAACTATGCCGGAATAGTTAATTGTATAGCTTAGAGGAAACTGGTTTGGAAATAAAAATGACGGTATTGTGACTGTTGAATGTACTGCTTATAAAGGAGGAGTTATAGTAAAAGCGTATCAAATGAAGGGTAGTGATATGGGAGTAACAGGTCAATCATTTGTATTCGCTGATAAAGATGGTTGGGTGTCTGAAGAAGGTATGCCTAATAAAATATGGGTTGGAGAAGCTGTTAAATACGTTGATAGATGGTATAAAATTAATCCTGTAGATGATAGCGTAGAAGGTATGCCCAATTTAACGATATAGAGAGACTTTACACATAAAGGTACTTTAAGTACTTCCGTTAATGGTTATGTTACATTTAATGGTAAATAGTATAAGACATGGAATGATTAGACTAATGTAGACGGAGATATAATAATAGGATCTGTTAGATGTCTGAATACTGATACTATGACTGAGGAAGGATAGATTAAAGTAATCGCTATGAATGAGAATGGCACTATATACAACGATAGTATAAGTACTGCATTCAGATATGGATATGTAGCGGGTAATAGTGAAAAGAGAGGTCAGCAGTTTATTAGGAGTTATGTAAGCAGTAGAGACGGTTAGGCAGCAGATGAGGAATTTGCTGTAGTTAATTACTTTGATAAGACTGAAGCTGGTCAAGTTGTAGCATTAAATCCAATAACATAATGAAAACAATATTGTATATTTCAATGATGAATATACGAGATAGAAAGAATACGATACTCCAGAACAGGAGATTATTTAATTATTAAATATTTGCAAATATGGTTAAACAAGAAAATCCTAATTTCATAGCATCTAAGTATGCTCCAAATCCTAAAGAGGTTTCTTACTGGATTGACTTAGCAACAGACAGTACTGGTAATGTTATTAAGTCATATAGTCCTGATCTTAAGAAGTGGATACCACTGAATAGAGATGCTAATGTAGACCAATGGACTCATATTAAAGAGATTGTTCAATCTGTTGGTTTAAACTATGATAAGAATAGTGACATTATATCTTTACCCGATAACAGTAGCAATAACTACTTTAAAGGTACTAGTATAGTAGATGCTATTAATAAAGGTGATGCTGCTGTAAAAGCTCAAGTAGATAGACTGGATACTAAGATTGATGATGTAAATGAAGACTTACAAGACTTCAAAGCACTAAAGGGTCAACCCAATGGTCTTGCTGAACTTGATGGTAATGGTAAAGTACCTGCTAGTCAATTGCCTTCATATGTTGATGATGTAATGGATGCATACGCTACTTATACTGTATCTCCTACTGGAGTACTTTAGAATATACAGTTATATGCAGATGCTGAACATGAAACTCCTATAGTAGGTGAGAGAGATAAAATCTATGTTAATGTAACTCCTGGTGAAGTAAGCTATCAATTTAGATGGTCTGGTTCACAATGGGTACACATTGATTCTAATGCTATTATTATTGGTGATATTACTGGTACTGCTTATGATGGTGGTAAAGGTAAAGCTATGGAGAATGTAGTTAACTCTATGCCTGATAACTTGCTGAGTACATTCCAATTAGACTAGACTGATGTTAATAACATTACTATCAGTCTTACTGGAGTAGAAAAGAGCGGCGGTAAATATGTACAGTCTACTTTAGCTGATATTACTATTACTCCTGCTACTAATACTGTTGCTGGTTTAATGACTGGTGCTGAAAAGTTAGCTATCAACGAGACTCTTCCTGATGCAATCAATGATGAAAAAGTTGCAAGAGAGAATGCAGTGAAAGAACTCAAAGCTAAGGATACAGAACTTCAAGGCAATATTGACAGTTTAGAGACAGCTTTAAATCAAGATATTACAGAGCTTAGAAGTACTATACTTAAAGTAAATGATAAAGTAGGTTTAACTGAAGCTAATGAAATGCCCGACTTATCAAGTACTAATTACTTAGCAAATAGTCCTAGTGCTATAAGTGCTGCAGTTACTCTTGATGAAGAGATTGGTAAGCTCAGTAGAAATGAGAATGAACTGTGGTACGGTGTTAAGTTTGACTTAGCCAATAGCTCTAGTCCTGATGGTGTACGTACTGGTAATATGGAAATGCACAGAACACTTCCTATCCAGAGTAAGATGAGAGGGTGTACTATTAACAATGTTGATAACGTTAAGAAATATTTAAAAGCAGATGATTGGACTAAGTGGGAAGATGGTACGGTTATAGCTCAAGATAGCAGCTAGACTTCACCTGAAATGATGGTAGAAATACCTGAACACTATAGACTGTTAGTGGCTACTCCGGATAATACTGTTGAGGTTCGTATGAGTGAATATAATCTTCCTGGTTATACTAAGGTAGAAAAGAAATATATAGGGGCTTATGAAGGAATAACATCTGAAACTCTACCTAATCTATTACACTCCATAAATAATACAAAATATAAACCTAAGGTAAGTACTACTAGAAACCAATTCCAAGTCTTTGCTAGAGAGAATAGTAGAACTAATAACTGGAATATCTATACTTATGATGCTCACAGAGATCTCACTTGGTTATTCGTAGTAGAATATGCTACATTGAATAGCCAGAAAGCATTTAATGCTAATTTAACTGCAGAAGGTTATCATCAAGGTGGTTTAGGTGAAGGTGTAACTACAGGAGCTGTAAAGGTAAATGGTGCTAATACATGGTCATTTGTACCCTGTGGTACTACTAATTCGTTAGGTAATGGTACTGGTATAATTGAGTATACTCATACTAACACTAATGCAGAAGGTGCATCTACTGGTACTAAGGTAGTTAATGTTCCTAGATACCGTGGTATTGAGAATCCATTTGGTCATGTATGGAAGAATGTAATTGATGTAGTAGTTGCTGGTACTGATAATAGTGTATACATCTGCAAAGATTATACTAAGTTTGGTACATTTGAAGGAGGAACTAATCCTACTGCAGAGCAATTAATTGCAGCAGGTTATGAATTACAAGACTTTAAAGAAAGTACAATTACTGGTCAATATGTAAAAAAACTCGTTAATAATAATTAGGCAGATCTATTCCCAACTGTAGTAGGAAATGGAGCTAGTGCTACAACTTACTATTGTGATTATCACTGGACTAGTGCTATAGCTACACCTAGAACTCTTCTAATCGGCGGTCGCTCGGACGGTGGGTCTGGTGCGGGTTTGTTCTATTTGAATTCTGGCAATGGGTTGGACGCTTCCTATGCTACTGTCGGGACTCGAATTACCTTCTATGGTGAACCGGCATTGCCAGCTGCTCCAGCTACATTAGAGTTAAATGATGAGGATTATGAACAATTGGATTCTATAGAATCTGAAGAAAACTGGTTTTAATTAACCAATAAAAGGTCGCAGTCGTGAGTAAATCAGCAGTAACTCAGACAATGAGTCTAATGCAGGTTTGTTCAATTTGAATTCTAACAATGAGTTAGACAATTCCAATGCTAATGTCAGGACACTGAAATACGTAAAAAAATTATAAACTGACAAAAAATCAAGGGCTGAACCTTACCTCTTGGTAAAATATGACATGCTTCTTAAGTGCATTGGTAGCGAAAGCGAAGATGCACGAAGGTATTTCAGAAAGAATTATTTATAGAGCTATTAGTTTATGCAAGAAGATTTTCAAAATAGAAACCTTAAATAAACCTTATCGTTATATAATTATAATCTCAAACGGAATTTCGAGCCCTCTCAGATTTTACTCCCCTTTTAATCTGTTAGGGCTTATTTGATTTTTATTATCAGCTACTATCTATGAATTACCAACAATTAGGAGAACATACTATGTCAATATTTAAGAACATGTTCAGTAGTGCGGATAAATGCGTAGCTTCTGTTATAACTGGGCTACTTTCTATATTCGCGCCTGTATGGGTTCCTATCACTGCTGTTGGTGCATTGATACTACTTGATGCTATCTATGGTTATAAAGTCTCTAAAAAATATGGGCATCCTAAGATTGAATCACATAAAGCATGGAAAACTATATGGAAGACTAGAGATGCAGCAGTAGCAATAACTAGTGCGTCAATAATAGATTAGCTGGTAGTAACCTCTATTAACCTGCATGCTGTAGAAATAGTAGCAGGAATGATAGCCTTAGTTGAGTTTTGGTCGTTACTAGAATCATTTAGCGACTTATATCCTCAATGGAAGATATGGAAAATACTCAAGAAGGTTATAAAAGCAAAAGGAGAGAAATATTTAGATATATCATTAGATAAAGAATTACCAGATGATTCCAATACTAAAGCAGATAGTTAATTGGTTTACAAGGAATTTCAGAGCAGTCGCAGTAGGTTTAGTTAGTTTACTTATTGCGACTGTTTTTGTTTAGAACCATTAGCTATAGAAAAAGAATAAAGAGATTGACAGAATAACTAACAATGTTAGAGCTTATGAACAGTTAGCATCCTAGAAGGAATAGTTAAACAGAGTACTATAGCTTACTATAGAAGAACTAAATACTAGTAATGATAGTTTATTAAAAGAAACCAAGGATGCTTAGAAAAAGCTTAAAATCAAAGACAAGAACCTAACTAATATAAATGTAATCAATACCGAGATTAAAGATTCAGTTAGAACTATTATAAAACATAAGTTAATAGATTTTGACGAAGAACTTAAAATTAATCCATTAACAACTATCATAGTTAGTAGAAAGGATTCAATCCTTAAAGCCACATTAGATATTAAGAATCAATAGATTCTGTTTGTAGAAGAGAAGAAAGAATACAAGAATAAGTACCGTAACGGCTTTATTAGGTTCTTGCACTTTGATTGGAAACGTATACGTACCAAAAAATATCAGATAGTTAACAGTAATCCAATAATCAAGGTAACTGATACTCGTGTAATTGAGTTACCAAAATGATAATCAATATATTCAATAATATTAATCAATAATAATAGGAAATTATAAATATAGTACGTAATCAATACGATACGTATAAACAAAGAAAAGAAGCCATAGCCAAATGTGATGAAGAGATGGCTAAATGTTAGGCTCTCCTAGATAAGTTAGGAATAAACGATAAGCCTGCAAAAGAAAACGATGAAATAATAGCTTTACAAAAAGAAGTTAACGAATTAAAAAACATAATAAGGAAAGCTAATTAGATGGTTCCACCACCTATGAAGGAAATGCTCCCTTAGGATATGAAGAATGCTATGGATAAGGTTGGTCAATAAGATCAACCTTTTTTATTTTAAGCCTTTTTAAGACCGCTATTACTTAAATTAAAGGATTGTATTGCTAATAATAGAAAGTGCCTATAACAGCCTTAAAATGCGTTATATGGCTTATAACGTTATTAAAACATAATATATTATGACACTCAATTAGCTTGTAGATAACATTCTACTTATTGCTCGCAATAATAACATTGCAGAGTCTGAGCATTTAAGTAGAATACAAATTGAAAAGTGGATTATAGGTTACAGAGCTATGCTAATAAAGCAAGACATAGATAAGGGCAGAGATATAAATGAATTATATCTTACTACTATAGAACCTATCCATTTAGACCGTGAAGAAACTGTACCAGGTTACTTTACTTATGTAGGAGATAAAGAACTCCCTAAGTTAATAGACTTTAACTATAGACCTGGAGTAATAAATGTACGTGATATGTTTGGTAATATAATTTAGATAGGCAGTCGTACTAAAGCTAAATTATAGAAGTATAGAAAAGCTACGTGTAAAGATTATATTGCATGGGTTAAGAACAATAGAATATACGTAGATGGTGATTCTAATCAGCTAGAGTATATCAGTGTAGATGTAATAGCTGAAGACCCTACAGAACTCAATGCTTGTTTTGATCCAGATAGTGAGTTCCCTATACCATCTGCAATGATACCAACTATTACATAGATGATATTAGAGAGAGAATTACGTTTTATGATTACTATGCCTAGTGATGATACTAATGATGCGCATGATGATACATAGAACAGAGTTAGTAATAAATAATTGATATATGAAATATTAGAGAAAGAGTTATACTACTACTGATTTCTATGAAAGCTATAAATAGTACATAGAACCTAATACTCCATACGATATTGACTTATAGACATATAAAAATATCATTAATGACTATTTTTAGTACATTAGAGATGAGGTGATGTACAGTTGTAAAGAGTTCAAGTTTCCATGTAGATTAGGTACTTTACAAATCATTAAACATTAGCCAAAAGAATTCACAGGCAAGAGTCTTAGATGGGACTGGAAAGCTACAAAAGAAACCGGTAAGCCTGTATACCTACTTAATGACCATAGTAATTATTATAAGTATAGATTCTTTTGGTCAAAGAAAGACAGTTTGCTTACTAATAAAACTAAGTATTAGTTTATAGCTTCAAGAGATAACAAGAGAAATTTAGCTCAAATAATATTCAACAAAACAAAAGATTACCCAGAATTATGATAAATAATCGTATGATTAGTTCAGCTTCTGTAGTAGCTAAAGTAATAGCAGATCTCGATTTAAGAGAAGATGAGATACGTATTACAGATATTCGGGAGTGGATTATGGAATCCATACTCAAGATTGGAGCTATATAGTAGTTTGAGCATAAAGTAGAAATACTTCCAATAGAATGTCACCAAGTATCATTGCCTTGTGATTTATACAAATTAGATTAGGTAGCATATTCATACTGCTGTAATGGTGGTTGGTTACCTATGAGAAAAGCAACATCCAGTTTTGGTGTATCTCACGATAATCAATGCTGTAGTAAAGCTTGTATGTTGATACAGGATGCAGCTATGTTTCCATTGGTTAAGAATATGTTTAATCTTACTAATGATAGAGAAGCATTAGACAAGTTAAATGAAGATAATAATATCAGAGAAACATTAAGTGCATTAATAAACTAGAATACTGTGCCTACAGCAAACGGTAGATATCTAGGTAATAGAATAGGTCACAAAGATGGTACTATGTATAGTTACGATTTATAGTATATGACTAAACCTGGTTATATAATGACTAATGTACCTAGAGGATATATTAAGGTATCTTATTATGCTATATATACTGATGAAGATAGTATGCCCATGATACCAGATCTAGAGTCTTATAAGGAAGCAATATACTGGTATGTTACTATGAAGTTAATGTATCCTAAAAAGTTAAAAGGTCAAATAAGTCAGGGAGATTATTATGATATACGTAACTCTTATAACTTCTATCGTAAGCAAGCATATGCTGAAGCTATGATGCCTACTGTAGATGATTTAGAGAATGTAAAGAATACCTGGCACAAACTATACCCAGAGATGAATGATCACGATACTTTCTTCAGTACTAGTGGCGAAGAACAGATATTATATAACCAAGATAGCGCATTAAGATTGATATGATAAGTAATACTGCACAAGTTAATACATTTACGCAAGGTCTTAATATGGACTAGGACGTAAATTTGATACCGGATACTCAGTATAGATATGCTGAGGATGTTCGTGTTATCACTAATGATGGAGGAACTACAGGAGTATTACAAAGTATAGAGAACCCTAGAAGATACGATACTATTATACCTAAAGATGAGACTATAATAGGTACTACTACGATAAATGATATTGCAGTAGTAATAACTAAAACATCTGATAATATTAATAAGATATACAGATTAATGGGGTTTGATACTAATATGCCTCAAATCAAATTAGTATGTAAAGGAGCTTTAGGATTATGTGAAGATTTATCTAAAAATCCCACACTAAGTATTGTAGGTAACTATGAATCAGATACTAACATAAAGATATACTTTACTGATGGAAATAGTCCTATTAAGATTGTTAACATAATGAGTAATAAGTATATAGATAATTCTAATCTTATAGATGAGAATGGAAATATAATTAATCCTGGTTCACTAGAAATAACTCCGGTAGTAAGTTTATTACCATTTAAATTCCGTTGGTTATCTGAAGGTAATCTTAAAGCTGGAATGGTAACATATTGTTATCAATTATTCAATGTGCATGGTACTGAAACAGTTACTTCTCCAATGAGTGAGCTAATTCACTTAACAAATAGTGTAACTAGCCAAGGTAGTTCTGAATATAAAGGTACTGGCTTGAATAAATCATCTAACAAATCAGTAATGTTATCTACTGAATTATCTCTTTAGGATTTCAATAAGTTAAGAGTAATACGTCTATTTTATGAACAGAATAACTCTACTCCTGTTATTAGTATAGTAGATGAAATAGATATTCCAGATGGTCAAACAGATATTCAGTATGTAGATTATGGTTCTACATTGAGCGATATATCTATAGATGAGTTTAATGCTATGACTGGTTATTAGTTTATAGCGTAGACTCTTGCTAAAATGCAGAATAGATTATTCGCTGCTAATGTAACAGAGAATACTTGGATACCAGAAGATGAAGATGGTAATGACTATGATGCTAGAGCATATAGAGCTAATTCAGAAGGAAGCATATAGTTATTATCTAGTTTAGATAGTAATAACATTCGTCTATCTATAACAGACGATGAAGCTATAAAACGCATTCCTATTACTCATGACTGTATAAATCCCTTTAATAACACAAAGTATACAAAGGATGCATCTAATTCCTAGAATGTATATATATACAATAAGGAAGGTGAATTAGGTGGTTATGGTATTAATATAGAATATTCATTCATAACTACAGATATAAATTTAAGCAATAAACAAGATAAGTTTAGATTAGATCAATCTTGTAGTATGGATGTATCTACTGTTAGAAACAATACTAGATATATCAATAGAGGTACAGACAAGATGCCTGAGATAGTACAACCTACTAAGGAACAATAGAATAATTCATATGTACCTAACTATGCTGATCCATATATAGCAGCTAATTATAGAGGCTACCAAAGAGATGAGATATATAGATTTGGTATAATATTCTACAATGATAAATCGGTAGCTTCTCCCGTACTTTGGATAGGTGATATTAGAATGCCTCATGCTTCTCAAATGCCTCCGTTTAGATATGAAAATAATACTCTTATAGGTAATGCTTTGGGCGTAGAATTCAAAGTAAAGAAGATGCCTGTAGGTGCAGTGAGTTACGAGATAGTTCGTTGTGATAGAACTGAACGTGATAGGACTGTAGTTATGCAAACAGTAGGTAGTTACGTATATGAGTATAGAATTCAAGAGCAGGATAAATATGTAGGATAGGGATCTGAATTAGATAGTAGTTTGGAGATGAGACCTACTCCTTTCTTCTGTAGTTTGATTGGTGAACAATTAGCAATATCAACAGGTACAGCGGAAGATATTGGTAATTTCTCTCTTACTATGAGAGCAAATGATTATATACGTCTCGTATCTCCAGAGATATGTGTACAAGGTGATGATGTAACTAAGTTATTTGAAGGGAGCGTATATCTAGACAGAATAGGTTCATACTATTCTCCATTTGTAGGTGGTAAAGTAAATGATAGCAAGTTTGATGATTTTAAAGATAACTATGTAAATGGTAATACTATTGGTAATAGTGTAAGTCGTAGTATATTTGCTGCGGCGGATTACATTACTCAGATAGATGGTAGAGTATTGCAGCAAGATACTGTGCCATATGTAGGTTATGGCTAGAGATGGGGTCTTAATGTATTAGCTGTAGGTTTTCCTTATCAAGATAGTAGAGGTAATAAGGTATACCGTGGAGCATCAATAGCTAAATATTTCGTTCCAACATTTGGGCAATCTCAATCTACATCATATATTGAAGATGCTAAATATCCACCTAACATAGACTATAACATGTATGGAGCTCCAGATGTAGTAGCTAAAAGAATAAATGTTGGTAATAGAACTTATACTAACTACTCTATGTCTGACTTTATTCACAATGATAATCAATCATTACAAGGTCCAGCTGGTCCGTGTATCATAGCTCATGTACCTGAATTATAGAATGTATTCTCTGGATTTAATAGTGTACCTACTAACAAATACCCAGAGCTCCATCCATTTGATTCTACTAATGCTATTCCTGTATTTAACGTTAAACGTGATGGTAATTCTATATATGGTGGTAATACATTCTCATCTAGACAGAATTCTGTATACATAAGTATCGCAGCTCACGACAGTAAGTATGTATTTGGAGGAGATACTTATTTAAGTCTATTAGATTATCCTAATACTATGTTGTTCCAATTGCCTGATGCTAAGGAATGGGATGGTATGAAGAATTACATAGGAGCTTATATACCATTTGAAAGTTCTATTAATATGAATTTATTTCACGGAGATTAGATTCATAGAACAGTAACTAGTTCAAATTTTGCAGACTCTTGGTTACAGTTAGAGCCTACTTAGATGTAGGATATACACGTACAAGATCTTCCTTACTTTGTATATAATTCTGTTTATTCCGCATAGAATACTGGTAAACTATATATACCTAATTCTATGTACGCTGATAAGGATGTTAAATATACTAACAGAATACTAACATCATAGGCTAAAACGAATAATGAAGTAATAGACTAGTGGTCTAAATACAAAGTAGCTGATTACTTAGATGTAGATAATCAGTGGGGAGACATAACCAATCTAAAAGTATTCAAAGATAGACTGTTCTATTTCCAAGATACTGGAGTAGGAGTAGCTTCTGTCAATGAAAGATCACTTATTACTGACGATAATGTAAATCAACTAGTATTAGGTACTGGTGGTATATTAAGTAGATTCGACTACGTAACTACTACTAATGGTTCGTCTATTAAGAATGACAAGAGTATAATTAATTCAGATAATGTGCTTTATTGGTACGATTATGATAAGAACGAAATATGTTCTTATACAGGTCAAGTAAGTTAGTTATCTAAAGAAAAGCAGGTACAATCTTACTTTAATAAAAACATTAAAGAAGATAGGGTTAAAGCTATGTCCTTATTTGATAAGAAGTATAATGAGGTATGGTTTAATGTACTAAATAAACCACTAGTATTTAATGAGTAGTTAGGTAGATTTACATCTTTCTATACATTTAATCCTAAATGGTCGTTACCTATTTCTGATAGAGTAGTAGCAATAAAAGACAATGAATTGCATACTATACATGATACTGGAGTAATAGGGTTAACTCCTTTAGATAGAAAAGCTAAATTAGAAATAGTTATTAATAAGAATGCTCCTTATACTAAAGTATTTGATAATGTTAGATTACAAGGAGAGTTTAGAGATGGTAATCAAGAGTCTATTAAGGACGATATCATAGATTATATGAAATTCAGTACTAAACATCAAGAATCAGTTAGAGAACATACTGAAGAAGAACTTGATGAAGAAGGTAATGTTATTACTCCTGAACAACATATAATAACTGATTATAGAGAAGATACATTTAGATTCCCAGTACCTAGAGCAGATAAGAATGAAGATACATTATCGTTACCTGCTAGGTTGCGAGGTAAGTATATGATTTGTGATTATGAGTTAGATTCTGATATAGACCATACTTTTGAAATACCATAGATTACAACAACATACAGAAATTCATTAATTTGATATGAAAAGTAAAAAGAAAACAAAAGTACCAGCATATGCATTTGGAACTCAATTCAAAGAAATTGGAAACAACATGCTTGGAAATGCTCCTGATATATTAAATACTTTAACTACTCCTTTTTAGAAATCTAACGCTACTACAGGAAGACAAGCTGCTGCACAATCTGTAAGTGACATAGCTAGTGGTGCAGCTACTGGCTTCCAAGTTGCTGGTCCAATTGGTGCTGCAGTAGGAGCTGGTATAGGGCTAATAGGCAGATCTGGTGAAGAAGCTGAAATGACTTCGTTCACAGATTATGATGAAGGTAGTCTTGGTAGTGGTCTAATTGGAGCATTCGGTAATAGAAGATTACGTAGAAAGAGAGCAGCAATTAAGAAGAATGCTTATAGTAATAGAGCTGCTGTACAAGGTACTAATTACCTACAAAGTGAAGCGTATGATGATATGATAGGGATGAATACAGATACTATGGCTAATGGAGGAGTGTCTTCCTCTTTAGCTTATGTAGATGATGGTGAATTAATATAGACTCCAGATGGAAGTATAAGTAAAGTACCAGAGAATAATAAACCTACTGACAGTAATTTAGTTAGTTTACCTGAAGGCAGTAGAGTATTAAGTGATAAGCTTAAAGTACCTGGTAGAAAAGAAACATTTGCACAACTTGGTGAGAAAATGATGGCAAAAAAGAAAAGTAAGTATAATGACAGATTTGCAGAGAATGCAGCAAAACTAAATGAAATGAACAATAATATGATTTGTGATTAGTTGTTTGCTATGTAGGAATCTGTTAAACAAAGTAAAGGTATTAAACCTAAAACTAAGTAGATACAAGCTGCTGCTTTAGGCGATGAAATTAAACCTGGTTTAGGAGATAGAATAGTAGATGCTATCTATAATCCTAATCGTAAATGGGGAGCTGGTGTACAGTGGGGAACTGGTAATAATCAATGGTATCATGTACCAGTTAATCCTAATAATACACAACCTACATCGACTACAGCTACTGTAAGTACTAGTACTCCAACACGTAGACGTAAAGCAACTTCTACTTCTACGAATACAGGATTAATTGATGAAGGTAAACCAGAGTTACCGTTTACTTGGTATGGTACAGTTAACCCGTTAAAACCAAAACATCCAGAACTATTAACTGCTACTAATGATGAAATGGCAGGTTTAGGAGATGCTCTTACTTCTTTACCTAAAAGTAATGCTTATAACAAACCTGAGCCTGAAAATAATAAATTTGATTGGGGTTCTGCATTGTCAGGGATAGCTTCTTTAACTCCTATTATGTCTAATTTATTTACTGGTAGACCTGAAACAGTTGATGCAGTATATAATCCTTATGCTACTAGTATTAGTAATACGATGCGTAGACGTAGGTATGATATTAGTCCTGCTATTGAAGATTTAAACCGTAATAGAGCTACTAGTAATTATAATGCTGGTCAGATTAATACTAGTACTGGAGCTAATTTAGCTTATAGATTACAGTCAGCTGTTAATACTGACAGAGCTATAGCTAGTTTAAGATCTCAAGAAAGTAATGTTAACAATCAGTACTTAGGTGATTATGCTAATACTATGAATAGTTTGGGGCAGCAATGGGTTAATGCTACAAATATGGCTAATGAAGCTAATGCTCAAAATAGAGCTACTGCTAGAAATATACGTAGAGCTGGTTTAAGTCAGTTAAGTCAATGGGCTCAGAATAGAGAGTTAATGAGTAATCAAGAGGCTAGAGATAATGCAATGTTAGCTATGTTCGCTCCGTTCTTGCAATCCGGTTATACAGCAGATACTATTAGACAGTTTAATAAATGGTTAAGAAAAGGAGGTAACAATGTAGGCTAATAGATATGATAGAGCGGCAGAAGCTCCTATAATGAATACGTATGTACCTATTAACTTTGGTGAATTATATAGGATAGGTAAAGAACAAGCAGATACAGTTCGTAAAGCAAGTGAAGAAATGTCTTCTGCTCTTTAGAAATTTGGTGAATTTTCTTCTATTTCAGATGTAGATGTACAAGACTATCGTGATTCAACTATTGGTGTATTATAGGGATTAATAAACGAAGCTGCGGCTAATCCAGATATTATGAAAGATGCTTCGTTTAGATCTAGATTTTATACAGGTTTGAATAGTATAGACTATTTACATTTGGCCAATCTTCGCAAAAGTGCTGAGAATATGGATACTCGTGAAAAAGCTAAAGCCGCGCTAAGAGCACAAGGTTTATACGCAGATTGGTTTGATGATCCAAGATATTCTGATTTACGCAATTGGAGTACTAGAGATAGTGGTATTATGACTAATATATCTCCAGACAAATACAGAAATATGGAAGAATTAGGTAGAGAGTACGTTAAGGATCTCAAACCCACTTTTTATAAAGGAAAAGCTCCAAATAGCGGAGCTACTATGCCTTTTACCAATTGGATGGCAATTAGTAGAGCCGATGTTAGACGTTCTCTTAGTGATCATGCAGATGATATACTTAGTACTACTGCAGGTCAAAGACATTTTGATAGATTTAGTAAAATGTATAAAAATGTTAATCCTTATGCCAGTTTCTCTGAAATAAGAGAGTCGTTCATTGACGCTCTTACTACAGAATAGTCAGATAAGTTAATAGAAACTCCTGTAATAGACCAAGCATCATTAGCTCTTACCTTGAAGTAGAGAGAGCTGGATGCTAAAAATAAAGGTAAGTAGGGTGACCAAGGATTACCGTTCTTATATCCTACTGATTTGAATGTGCTACAGGCAGATGCCATGCGCAGGAAAGCGGAATCTACAAAATTAGCAAACCCTGAAATAGGTAAAATTATTAAAGCTGATAACTTAGTGGATGCGCAGAAAATAAAAAGTATCTATGGAGAGTTTGCTCAGAATCCTATTACAGCTAATATGATAAATGCTTAGTTAAAAATACTTTTACAAAATGGAGCGATAAGTGAATAGGATATATAGAACGGTAATATAGGATTAGAGTTATTGTAGACCATGATTACTAACTCTTCTTAGTTACTCGATGAAAATGATCCGCTACGTATTAAGTATAATCAGATAAATGAAGGTATAATAAAGAATGCTAAAACACATAATGAGTTGATGTCTACAGAAATGGCATATAGTACTTTGCGTTCATATCTCAACATAAATGATTCTTCTGAAAATCCTTTAAATAATCTGTTTAATAAAATTTCTTCTTCAGGTTTACGAGGTGTTGATGCGGCAGTTAGATCTACCATGGGTGATTTGAAAATAAATAAACCTGATTAGGATTTAATATTGTCTGCCGTATTTGGCGTAGATAAAGATAACAAAATTACAACTCAAACTGCAGATTTTGATGCAGCTAAATCTAGTTTTGATTATCTATACTATAATTACCCTAAATTTAGATCGGATGCAGATGAGGCTGCTAGAACTTAGAATTATAGTAAAAGAGGACTAGATAAAAATTTAACTCTTATTGGTACAACTGATCCTAGTTGGTTATCTTGGGAAAACGAAGCATTTAGCATTCGTAACAATACTGCTTCTGGTAAATATGGTAATTTGGAAATAGTAGCACTAAACGGTTATACTCCAGTGCAAGGTACTGATCCTTATGAATACGCATTTCAGGTTACAGTTAAAGTTCCAGTAGATAAAATAAATGAAACTTCACCCTGGTGGTCAGATTACGATTTACCAGAAATATATAATGACGAAGGTTTATCTGGAGATACTTAGTTTATAACTAAAACAAATGAAAAAGGTAAGACTGTTGGAAAAGACGTTGATTATGTAGAAGTACCAATTGTTATAAACAAAACAGTCCCACCTGCAACTAAATTCAGACTTGACGCATATTATAGAGAATAGATAAACGCGTCTACAGAATTAAATAAAGCCAATGAACAACAAACAGCCATACAGAGTCCTTAGACTACGACATGGATAAATTTAAGATAATAAAATGAATGACGAATTGATAAAAGAATCTGCTTCAGATTATGGTTATTTTGAAAAACTTCGTGGTAATGTTGGGTATGCTCCTTCTAGATCGTTAACAGATGATTGGACTAGAGGGGCAGCTCGTAGTTTAGCCGATGAGTCTAGTGCATCTGATGACGATTTCTTTAACAGTTATCCTTTCTTTATGTTTAATGCTGACGCTAGAACTACATTCATGATTAACATGAATGAAGGATAGTTAATGGACGACAAAGACAGAATGATAGCTGCAACAAGAGATAAAGAAAGAGTCGAAAGCTTATTGAACATTATATCTAATAAAGATATAGATAATGATAGTTTACAGAATATAATTGCTTCCAACGCTGATTATAATAGCTTACTTAAGGATGGCAAATTTGATTCTTCCGATATATGGGAAAACATGAATAAGTTGGAAGATATAAGAAACAAAGCTATCAGAGATTACGATGACGCATTTGAAGATTATTAGACCGATCTAAAAGACATTGAAGATTGGAAAAACAGTCATGAAGTAAGTAGTTATTATACTCGTAAATCTGAACAAACCTCTAAATTAGGTAATTGGTTTTATACACAACCTGCTACACAAGGACTGTCCTCTTCTTCTTGGAAAGAGCAAGCTGCATCTTTAGCAGCTGGTATTGGTTCATCGTTAGCTTTAATGAAAGCAGGCGCTGCAATCGGTTCTGTTGGTGGTCCGTTAGGTACTATAGCCGGAGGTATTAGTGGTTTAGTTGCTGGTATTGGTGGAGCTATTATTAGTCAAGTAGTTGGTGGAGCAAAAGCACGTGAGCAAGAATCACACATGGAGGCTTATAGCGCCTATAAAGATAGATTACTTGATATAATGGCGGATAAGAACTTAAATGTTCATGATATAGCTAATAATTTTAGGGAACAAGCCAAAGAATTAGGATACCCAGATTTAAGTGATATAACCGACGATGAAATTGTTGGCATGGCTGCTGCTGACACTCGTTTTAAATACAATTTTACTGGCGGATATGAATTAGCTCAAGCAATGGACGATGCCTTTACTGGCACTAGACGTGTGTATGAAAGGAATAATGCTCTAGGTGCTGGAGAATTCTTTACAGATGTGATTTCATACACTCCATTAAAACCATTAACTCTTGCTAAAGGAGTTGGTAAATATATAGGGGCTGGTACTAAAATTGGTGAGGCTACTAATAAATTAAATCCTTTGAGTTATCTTCAAGATGTTACAATGAAAACTAATTTAGATATATCTAAATTAGCTGGTAAGATGCGTCTTAAAGCTTTAAAACACTATGGTGCAGGTACTCTTAAGAGAGTGGGTCTTAATTTTATCGAAGAAGGTACTGAAGAAGGCGCTCAAGGTATTATCCAAAAAGAATTCATGGAAGGTAAATACGATGAAGAACGAGCTGAAGACAGTTTTATTGACGCTATAACTAGCGGTAATGTACTGTCTGATATGTTTGATAATCTGTTATTTAGAACTGAATCTGGTTTATCTTTTTTAGGCCTTAACTCCAAATACAAAAACGATTTACAGTTACAAGAGGAAATGTGGGCTGGTGGTCTACTGTCATTACTTTCCCCTCAGAGCGCCGCTGTTTCTGCTAAGAACTTTTATGAAACCTATAAAGGAGTAGAAAGAGCTTACGGCATGGGTAAATTTATAGAAGAATCTTTATCTAAAAATGCTGACATCAATGGAATAGAGACCTTCTTCAGAAACATGCGTAAGTATGATTTTGTTAATTCGTCTGATTACGAACAAACATTAAATTATTTAAGAGATGAATTAAAAAGTGCTAAGACAAGTAAAGACGGTAAAACTACTCGCAGATGGAAAATTGATACAGACGCATTATACAAAATAATAGGTCCTGTAAATCGTAACCTTAAAGATGCTAATGGTGATCCCATAAAGCCGTAGACTGGAGAACTAACTGACGAAGCTATTGATGAATTTATAGATATGCAAGCTGAAACAGCAAAAACATTGTTTGCATATAAGAAAAATATATTGGATCCGTCGTGGAAAAGAATCAGTGGTGATTTTGCGCAAGTATCTCCAATTAAGGGGCATACTATGGAAGAGTTAAATAACATTAGTAAGCAAATATCTGATATTCAGAAGCAATTAGAAGATGAATCTATTGGCGATAATACTCGTAAAAATTTAAATAACAAACTTAAAGAATTAAAAAGAAATTATAAGAGATATTCTAAATCTGCAGTAGATACAGATATGCAAGATGCGTATTATGCTATCACTACGATGGGCCAATATGAAAAAAATAATGCTGAGAATTAGAAGAACTTGTTTGATAAATTATCTCTAAATACTCAACAAGCTATACGTAGTAACGTAACAGATGAGCATTTTACAAAAATAAAGCGTAGTCTTGGTTTACCACAAGAGGTACCCAATGACTTGTTATTTAGTATACTGTGGTCTAATCAACACATGTATAATTTACGTATGGCTAGAGCGCAATAGGAATCTACTTTTTTAGCCGCACAAAGAGAAGCCTTACAAGGAAATTCTCCTTTATCTTTAACTGAAAATCAACAGAAGGTACTGGAAGCCTTTGACCAATTAATAGAAGTTAATGAGAAACAACACAATGAATTAATAGACTCTCTTGGACAGTTAGATTTAGAGTAGTAGGTTAAGTTAAAAGAGTTAGCTGATTACGGTAATAGTACTGCTGCTGAATTTGCGGCATTAGATGAGCAGACAAAACACGATAAGGGTATAGGTACAGTGTTCACTAACAGTGGTATGAGCCCTGAAGATATGCAAAGATATGTTGTAGCTCGTGATAATGGTATTATGAGTAAGCTTACCGCAATATAGGCCGAAAAAGATTTGGATGAATTACTTCATGGTAAACCAGAAAAAATAAAAGAGTTAATAAAACAATACCGTAAGGCAAAACACGAATCATTTGAATCACAACAGTCTTTTGAAAAGTCACAGAATACAGGTACAGAATCAAATTAGGAAAAGTATTCATCTGTTAGAAAATGGTTAGCTAAAGCTACAGAACAATAGATAGGTGAACGTTTGGATGAAATTGATGAGAATCTTACTAAAAATATAAATAGGTTTGAAGCATTTGTAGCTTCATTAGATAAAGGATCTGAATTATATCAACAATTAAATACTGCATTACAGTATGCTAATAATATTCAAGAAGCTGCAAATGGTAGTAAGCAAAGTAAAGTAAGGGCGCTCCAGTACCAATTATAGAGTATACGTAAAATGTTTGAGGGAAGTAACAATCCTCAAATGTAGCAAGCGTTGGATATGGTAAATAATTTATTAACAGATGTTATCAATACTAACATAATTAACGATGAGGCGCAAGCTAGACAGTTTAAGTATAATATTCCTGGTAAATTCTTAAGTAAAAGTGGAAAGCCGTTAAAGACCGATAATAAAACCTTTACCGATGATGAAGGTAATCTATATACTGTGGATTTAAGTAAATCTACATACTCTGAAAATAACGGTCTAGAGTTAGTCCTTAATGTTAAGAAGGATGGAAGTGCATTAGATAAAGAAAGATTACAAATCAATTTACGTGCTTTACAAAATCAATTAAAAGCTTATCAAAACGATATTGACAAAATAGATCCTAATGAAAGTGATATTAATCTATCTGTTTATACTAGCCTATATAATATGATTGAGAACACTTAGGATTTAATAAATAAAACTAAGCAAGCTTTAGATAATATAGATGTAGCTTCTGTACTTAACGTTAAATATGGTGACGAGCTCTTAGATAAGTTATATTATCAAAATAACGACGGTACTAAGGTTACTTTAAATGAATCTTATAAAATTACAAATGAAGTTCTTAAAGAAAGAGCTGTTGCTGAACGTTCCAGAAGGCTTAGCAATCCTGGTATTTCTGCAGTTCAATATAAAAACGTGTTACGTATTACTTCTGATCAGATACGTAAAGAAATTGGAGATTTAGAAGCAGAAAATGAAGAATCAGAAATAAAACGTGCCATTGCTTACTCGTTAGGAGATACTAATAATAAGAAAGCTACTTCAGTACTTAGCTCTCCGTATTACCAAGCTAAATGGTGGAGTGGATTCTTTTCATATTCTATGGACGAAACTAAAGTTGATTCGTGGGGTACTGTTAGTGAACAAAGAAAAAATGCGATTAAGCGTTCTATCAAACTGTTTAACAAATTAGTAAAGCAAGCTGCGCATGCAAAATCTATAGGTAAGAAGGATATATTACAGAAATTCCTAGAAGACGCTGATGCAATGCTGCAGAAGCCGATTAATGAGCAATCCCCAACAGATACTATTACTTTAGAATCTTCTGATCCAGCTAAACCAGAATACGCTGTAGAAGTGACTAGAACACAGTTAATGGAGATAATTCGTTTTTTACCTATGTAGGCATACTTAAGTAACCCTAGATACGGCAAAGGTGATAAAGCTGGTAAATTGTATGTACCACTGGTATTAGCAGATTTAAAAGACGATTCAAACGCTTATAGTCAGGATGGTAAGTTTACTACGAAATTCCAGTGGAGATACGCAATGGTTAAATCCTTCTTACAACATGCTCATAACCGTAAGAAAGATGGTGAGCCAGCCATTACTGAAGAAGAAAAGATGGATGCTTAGGATGAGTCAATGCAATTCAATACACAAGATGGTTTTGATGATACTGCTGAGAAAGAAAATCAACGTAATAGAAAACAAAAACCATATGCATCTACAATTCATATCGAACGTGGTGGTGTTGAAATAACGTTTGAAAAGTATAATCAAAAATTTGAAAATCCTCAGTTTAATCCGGAATCTCCTGTATTTTATGATGTTAATGGTAAGCGTTTAGCTCAATTACCAGAATCTGACGTACTTACAGTTGAAGAATTAACTGAGATGTATACTGAACAAGTATAGAAGGCTTTCTCTTTACCAAACAGTGAACAAATATACACTAGTTTTGCAGAACAACTTAGTGATATACTTGGCAAAGAAGTTACTGTAGAATAGTTAAAACAGAAACATAAACAAGACGGTAAAGATACAAATTTAACTATACTTGAAAAGATTGTATTAGACGGTATACGCTATGGTGATGGTTTAATTTTAAGGGACTCTTTTGCGGCAGGTAGTATTGCTAACACTACAGTGTTTGGCCCTATTAATTATACGTCTACATCGACTAAATTACAATCAGTAGAAAAATCTAATAGAGTTGATAGGTTGTTTGCTTTGATCTAGGATGAATTCCCTAATTTATTTTTATCATACAAGAATGAGAATATAAGTAGAGGTACAAAACAGATTGTAAGTCCGCAGTAGGTTGCTCAATACATAGATAGCGGTAGATTTCACAAACCTGGTGATAGAAAAACAGGAAAACCTGGAAGTGTTAGAGTCCTTATAAAGGACGAAGATGGTGAATTTAGGACTCTTGGCAACCCTAATAATCCGGTTAAAATGAGCAATCAAAGAATTGCTGAATTACTAAATAAATTGGATGAAGGTATAGATGCAGTTACTACTCCTCAGCAATTCTTTGAAAACCTCGTTAATCCTGACCAAATTAAGTTTGAGTTTACACCAAATCCAAATGTTACTCTTACTGCAGAAGAAAGAGAAGCCGCGGCAATGAATTTGATTAGTAGGTATATTAGAAATAGAAACTTCGGTAGACTTAAAAATGTATCTAGCTTTACTGATATGTTGATGGATGGTACAGATCATCCTAACAATGGACCTATAGCTAATAAGAGATTCTTTGCTAAATCCGGTAAAGTAATAAACAGTAATTTGAATGACATAGACTGTTTGCATATAAAAGAAGTAAATGGTGTATACTATTTCGATTTGGCTGACTTTGCTAGTAAGTCTGTACGTACACAAGACGTAGATGAAGAAGGCAATGTAATTAACGCTATTACAGATCTTGAAGCAGAGCAAGAACTTATACAACAGAACAAAAAACAAGTATTGGACGGTCTATATGATGTTTATAAAGAAGTAATTAATAATAAATCAGATATAAAAATACTTATTGATTATTTAAATAGCCAGTACGACATTTTTAAGAATTATGAAGCGTTTAAAGATCTTTATGATGAATACGGAAAGATACATTTCAAAGGCGAAAATGGTGAAGAAGTAACTGAGAGAAATAAAGTTCTAGATGCTGTAGACATAATTTATGGCAAATTAAAGGACGAGTTTGATAAAATGCTTGAAAATGTTGCTGGCCAGTTAACAGAAACATTAAAAGAGCAAGCTTCTGCAGAAGAAAAGCAACAATTTGAAGAAGACGGTAGACATTCTAGAGTACAGTTTGCTGTAGGTTCTTATAACGAAAGTACTGGTAAAGCTCGTTTACTGCGTGGAGATGGTTCTGGTAACTTTGTTGCAGTTAATGAAGCAGTAGGCCAACCTGGTGGTGTATACTTAATTATACCATCCTTTATGAACTCATCTGGTAAACGTAGGATTGTACATTTAAATGGTAGAAAGTTAGCCGTACATCAAGCTACATTTATCGCTAAAATACTAGACGCTGTACGTACTGGAGAGCTGTCATATAACGGTAACATTCCTTCTAACATTGTACCAGGATACCGTATTACTACAGATGCTACAGTAAGTCAATTACTAGAATCTATTATTCACATAGGTACAGAAGGAATAGAAAATGATAGTTCTAGTAGCGCATTTGCTAATTTGCTATTTGTTGATAATAGTGGTTAGATTCATTTCGGTTCCAAAACATTAGACGATACTAATATTAGCGAATTGATTCAATTCTTATAGGACAGAAAGCAAATTAGAGTAGATAGAGCTAAATTACTAAATGACAATGCAAATGTTGGTTTATCTGCAAAAATTGAACTTACAGATGATTCTGAGTTTAAAAGAAGTGGGTTAGTTAAAGAAAGCTCTGTATTTGAATTAGACGCTGAAGAAAACTATCAACATTATGTTATTAGTAAAGGTGTAGTTAGAAGCGATATAAATCCAGATAAAGGTGCTAGAATGTATAGCAACGTTATAGTTGCTTTAGATAATCCATTTACTGGCAACGACTCCATACCTAATCCTAGTAACCCTAAAAATTCAAACAGTGCAGCTAGCGCAAGGGCTGCTGCAACAGAATCATTTATACCAGTAGGTTAGTTCTCTCAGCAAATTAATCAACCTCAACAAGCAGTAGAACAGCCTTAGATAGTAACTCAACAAGTAACTTAGAAAATAGATTATACTGTAGATTCATTGAGTAATTTTATTATCTAGGAAGCTGCTAAAAATGGGTTATCAGATGTTACAAATGGTTATGATATTTATAGTGTAAATGGGTCTAGGTAGTTCACTCAAGAAGAACTTTTAAGTCTTCTAAAACAAATGTAGAGTGAAACCAAAGCAGACGGAACTCCTTATAAGGCATATAATATTAATGTTGTAGATAACACCAGTAAAACGGTGAAGGTAAGAATACCGCTTACACAAGAAGTAGCACAACAAGTTACAATTCAACCTGCACAACAATAGGTTCAACAGTAGATCGCATAGGTATCTCAGACACCTGTTCCTTTTGCAGCACCGCAAATAGCTGCCCCAGCAGCTCCAGCATCGCCTATACAATTACAAGGTGCACCTGTTTCTGCTGCCCCTGACATTGTTCCTGCTGCTGTCTCACAATCTGTAAAACCTGCTGCATCTCCTATAAATCTATCTTAGGGCACTACTCCAACTGCAACTACTCCTACTGTAGCAGCTACTGTAACACCGGTAACAAGTGCTTCAATCGCTCCAGCAAGTAATTTAAATGAAGTTGAAAAAATTGCTGCTTCTTTATTAAATAATTTGAATTACTTTAAATTAGCTACTTCAAATATTACAGAAGATATGGATTATATAAGATCTGTAATATTAGAGTATGGTAAAAATCACGGAATGATAACTGATCTAGGTAAGTTTACTCAAGATCTATACAAAGCTAATTTAGCTGATTTATTTTATAAGTATAAAGAATGGCGTAGATCTAATCCTCTTTACGGTAAAGCTGTATAGTTCTTAGATAATCACGTTGAAAAAGAAGATTATAAAGTAGCTCAAGCTAGAGCGATAAGAATACTAGGTAATCCTGAGATTCAATTCACTAGTGATATTCCATTTACCTTTGATACCAATCGTAGAGCATATGTATACGTGTTTGGTCAATGTTGTGAATCATTTATGCGCATATATAAATCTGCTAATGGTCAAGTAGCTGCTGGTGTAATGGACCATGAGGCGTTCCATAGAATTAGTTTGTTTGTGCTGTCTGAAAAAGAAAGAAAACAGTTATACTAGGATATTAGAAGTACTTATCCCGAAACCGCAGATATGACTGACCAGTAGGTTGAAGAGTTTGCAGCAGATCTGTTTAAGGATTTCGTAAATAAATATTCTAATCAGGGTATAGATGGTTTTTACAGTAATAATAAGTTTGTTAAGTTCTTCTAGAAAGTATATGATACTGGTTCTAAGATGATACGTAAGATATTTGGTTTGCGTACTCACCCTAATTACAGAGGCATTGATAAACTATTCTAGGATATGTATAGCGGTAGATATGCGTATGCAAAAGCTACTAAAAATAACTTCAAATTATTTAGAATGATATTTAGGACTGCTCCAATGTCTGGTATAACTGACAGTAAAGGTACTATTATTGCTAGAACTATTACTGAACGTAATTAGATACTTAGAACATTACTTGATAAAGTAGTAAATAATAGTAAATTACTGGATACTGTTCATAATTATACAGATATTGATGCGGCACTTGATGGTATACGTGGGGAACTTCAAGCAGATTATAATGGTCTTAGTCAACGCATTATGGAAGCATTTGAACGCAATGACTTTGACAATGTAATTAGGTTTAATAACCTTAAAACTATTTATGATACCATACTTACTGATGAAGCTTGGAAAGCTTGGAAAGGCATTATAAATGATACGTTACGTAGACAATTTAAAATATCTAATCAAAAGAAAGACCCTAATCAATTATTATCAACTCTTGAAGATAATGAAACTCAAGAAATTAATGAAGGAGTAGATCAAAATACAGAAGATACTGAAGAATTAACATCTGACGAAGATCCAGAACTTGCTGACGAAGAATCTCTGAATTTAGGTTTCTCTGAAGAGCGAGATTCGTTACAAAGAAATATGTGGAATAGCGCAGCATTATCTGTTAAAATATTATTCTATACTATTACTTCTGAAGATTCTAGAAATAATAAGTATAACTCAAATGGTATGTTTAACTATGATAATCCAGGTCAATTGTATATCAGATTTACCGAGTTACTTCAAGACTGTATTTCTGAAAAAGAAATGATGAGCGTACTTGAGTAGAATAAAGATCAGGTAGATGTAGCGGCAATTCTGGAACGTCTTACTTAGGATGAGGATCCTCAAGTAAATAAATCCTTATAGAATAAGTTCTTTGCCAGCGTTTGTAGGTATCAGCATAGTTTTGAAAATAACGTTTACGATGTTACTGAAGCAGAACGCGATAAAGACGGTAATATTGTCAAACCATAGGTTATAAATGCTAGAAGTACTAGTGGCAATGTAAATGAGGTTACCACTAAAGCTAGAGCAGTCATAGTCCGTTCTATTATGGAGGCGTTAGCTGATCGTAGTAGAGAATATGATGTTGAAAAGAATAAATACAATGGTTCTGAAGAAAAGAAAGCTATAGAAAAAGCAATAAGTCAACTATCTAACATAACTATAGATGTTAATAAATTTAAAGAAAGGTTAACAGATCTTCTTAAGAAGATGTATCAAGTAGACGGTTTTGGCATGTTCGTAGAAGGTGACCAAGAATTAAAACAATCTGTAGATATGTTGATGCGTTTCTTAGTAGAAAATGATAGAATTTCTAAAGCTTAGGTTGATACTCTTAAGAATGTACTTAATTTGATAAACACTAGCTTTACCAATCTAACGGTTAAAGATATATTGTCTGAGTAGGATAGTATTAAACAGAAAGTACAGAAAGTAATAGATAATAATGTTCAAGTACAGAATTTCTTAAAGAACTTAGGTAAGTATTCTCCTAGACAATAGAAGTCAATGTCTTAGAACGGACCTAAAAATGTAAGAATATACACTATTGGGGCATTTAACTATATTAGTAGGTTGTTTAAATTATGGACAAAACCTCACTACAATAGTGATTCTAAAGAACGTGAAGCTACTGAATGGAAGAACTATCAAATGAAAAGTCCATATGCTGAACATTCTTTGTGGTTGCATAGTAAATAGTTAAAGGATTCTAAAATGAATACTCGTTTACAGACCATGTCTGAGGGTGACTATGCTAATTCTAAATCTGATAAATTTGCTTTTGCTAAGGAAGAATACATAAATCGTATGGTTACTGTACTTGAAATGGATGGTAATGGTAAATGGTTGGGTAATCACGCTTTCCCTGTATTGGCAAATAAAAAGTTCTCAGCAGACTTACAAGGAGTAGTTATAGAAGCATTAGAACAGCCTATTTCATTTATTAAATCGGCTTCTGGTACAAATATGATTGTTAATGAAGGTGCTAAAAAAATATTTGCCGGTTATTTCTTAGATGAAGTAAATGCTATTAAACAAGCTAAAGATACTAGGGATAAATTTATCTCTAGACTTAATGAAATACTTAGCACCAATCATACAGTTGAAAGTTTTTCTAATCTTAGCGTTTCTCAACAAAGAGAATTATTTAATGCTACTATTTTACCTGAAAATTTACGTGAAGATGCAATACAAATGTTAAATAACGAGTTAAATAAATTAACCGTTACTTATCATTTTAAATCGTCTAAAAACGAAGCTGTAAAGGATAGTAAAGATAGAGTAGTTTCATTTGATGATGCGCATATAGATTTAAGAAAAGGAGCTGGTTATAAGCATAGACATTTTTAGAAAGTTGCAGATAAGCTCAATGAACGAGGTATTGATATTAATACGTTAACTGTAGATAATGCGGATTTATTGAACATTGTGGCTAATGAAGTTTTATTACCCAATATCGCTTTCGCAAAAAGTGATATGAAACTTAATAAAGCTTATGATGTTATACCTAATAATCTTATTTCTGGATTCAAGAAAACGTATAAAACTCTAAATGATGACCAAATCAAGGACGCGATGATAGCTACATTTGTAATACGTCATATGTCAGATATACTTGAATATGAGAAACTTGTTCAAGGGGATATGGCATATTACGGCGCAGGTGGTAAAAGTTATCGTAAAACTATTGATAAGATGACTAAACGTTATTCTGGTCCTGTATCTACGTTTGGTTTGAATGCTTCTAGTGGTACTCAAAAGCATCAATTGTCTGTAGATGAGCGTAGGGATTTAACAGAAAGTAGTACGTATAATACGCTTACTATTTAGACTACTAAATTGATAGATTATGATGTTTACGAAGGTTTGGTTAGAAAAACACTCGGCATTGATGTAGCGATTGATTATGATGTTAATTTAGAAGATGCTGAGGTAAACGCAAAAATCGACTATAAACAATTACTTGATGCTGACGGTAAGATAAAACAAGAAGTGTTTAATGGTGTATTCGCTCCTTATAAGAATTTCTTGGAAAATTACGGTGATGAAATAGTTGCACAAGCTATTGTAAAAGATGTTCTGAATCGTTACGCCGGTTACTTATCTCAAGATTATACTGATGCTACTACTTGGATTTCTCCTAGTATGTTTAGAGAGTTAAGACAACGCAGTGACGACGGTTGGAATCAAACGGAAGAGGCTTGTTATATATTTATGGAACATTATGATGAATTATATAAGTTCTATAATAATAGAGAAGCTTATCCTAATGATTGGCAAGTAATTAAAAATTCTGCAAAAGTACTTGGTATAAGTGACGCTGAGTTAGAAGGTTTTGTTCACGATTCTCGTATATTATATGGAGATTATTAGTATAATACAGAAGATAAATGGAATTCTCCTGTACACAGAGAATTGAGAGAAAAGTATAGAGGTAAAATACTTAGTTATCTCGAAAATGAAGACGGTACTCCTAAGATTGATACCACCGCTTTAAAATATATTCATTACGGTAATAGACCTTAGGGAGGTATACTTTCTCGTGAAGATAAACTATACATACCAGTATATGATAAGACTGCACTTGCTCCTCTGTTTAAGATATTTACAGAAGATCATGAAGCAGAACACATGTATAAACTAATGTTAGATAGGAATATACACGTGCTTAAATTAGATTCTTCTACCAAGTCAGGAGGTATGTTCGGTTATCAGCTATATGACCATGAAGGTAAATTTAATCAGTCCTTATATAACGCTCCATCATCTTTACAGTGGTTTGACCAACTACTTAAACAGTTAGATACTGATATGCATACTCACGATGATGCTTCTTTGTTAACACAGCTTACTAAAGTGGTAATGCTTAACACGGTGGGGCATAGTTATGATTTTGGCAATCAACTAGTATCCGGTGAGAACCTTAATAAGTTGTATTCACAAGTATTTAACTCTCTTACTAAAGAAGGCTTTAATAAATTCTTATCTCAATATGGTTTTAAACCAGATGGTTCTTTGGATAAAGAAGGTAGATAGACATTAGTTAAAAAGCTAAGAGAGGTATTAGAAGAATCTGGTGCCGCACAATCTACTATAGATGCATTCCAATTAGATGCCGATGGTAACTTTATAACTAATCCCGCTTTATTACCTAGTGTAAATTAGATGCAGACTAGACTGTTATCTCAAGTTGGTAAAATAATTGTAGACACACACATCAAAGGTATACCGTTGTATCAGATAGTTAGTGCTGGTTTTGATCAAGACCATCCGTTGAAAAAGGGAGTATCATTCGATAAAGAATTATTATCTCCTGGAGAATATGACGAGAATGGTAAATTGGTTACTAGAATGCAGGCTAGAATATCTATAATGTTGTTTAACGATGTTATAAACAAAGCTAAGAAAAACAAAGCATTATCTGCAAAATATAATGATTTCAAGAGTTTTACAGATAAACGTAGATTTATATTAGATAATAAAGATAAACTTAACTCGTTAGCTTACCGTGTGCCTACTCAGGGTCAAAACTCTACTATGGCTATTGAAATAGTGGATGTGTTGCCTTCTACTCAAGGTGGTATAATTTAGTTACCTACTACGCTTACAGCTTTGACTGGTGCCGACTTCGATATCGATAAACTGTTTACTGCTACTTATAATTATACTGTTACAGATAGAGGTATTGAAAGAGTTAATTATAGAGAGAAATATAGTAATATTGAAGACTTAATAGAGCACATAGATGAATTGAGTCTTGAACAAAGAGAAAATCTATTGTTGGATATTTATCAAACAGTACTTACGAGCGAAAATAATATGTTACATACAACTACCCCGTTGGACGTATGTACAGCTCCTATTAAGCGAGTAATGACAAAAGAGATGAAAGATAACAGTGAGAAAAATAATTCTGACGGATTCTCTTTAAACCCTGCTCATCAAGTATAGATGAGGGTTCAGAACTCTGGTTCTGATTCTACTATTGGGCCTATGGCACTTAATTCTGTATTCCAGTACTTTACTCAAACTTGTGACTTAAATTTCATAAATGATCCTCAATTGGAAAAAATAGGTATTACTGGATTTGGTATGGAATACATAAGAACAAAGGAATCAGATGATAAAGGTTTGCCAATTATAAACGTTGCATATATTCTTGATACTACTTCTGCTATGATTAATGCTGCAGTGGATGCTGCTAAGGATAACTATATTGGTCGTTCTAACATTAATGCTGAAACATTTGATGTAGTTAGTATGCTTATAGCTGGAGGATTTGGCAACAATTCGTTTAGATTCTTAGCACAACCCGGAGTAAGATCATACGTAGAATCGTTGTTGAATGATTCAAAGGAAGCTATTTTCAGAGTAAAAGCTATCAAAGAAGAAGTTAGTAAGTTTGAAATAAGACCTGAGCTATTCACTACGGAAGCTTTAAAAAATAATCTTAATGGGCACGATGGTGAAGCGCAAGAACATTATATTAAAGCTTATGCTTATTTGAAATCTATTGCTCAAAGATATAGACAAGCTATTACTGTAGCGTAGGTAGATACTAAAAAGTATGGTAAGAATTCTACTGAATTAATGGGTTTCTTATAGAATGTGGACGATTTCAATTCAGTATATAACTTAATGTTTGAGTCTCCTTATAATTTGTTTGAACAATCGTTCTTAAAAGAAAAATTGAATTCTGTTAGAACTGCGATGGATATGTTTGGTAACATTTTCTTAGAGAATTCTCAAACGTTTAAACAGGCTTCTGATAAGTTATGTACCACATTTAATAAGAAAGGACAATTTAGTAAATAGTTCTTACGTAGAGCTGTTCCTAAGTTAAAACAAGTAGTATTAAAAGGATTCTTTGACCAATACGTTATCAATGAATTTGCTAATCCGGACGGTACTATAAATACTAAACCGTTATATACACTGTTTTGTGATAAACAGAGATCTGTAATAGCGAGATACGATAGAATAGAACAATTGTGTATGCAAGAGGGTATTGGTGTAGATTTCTTCGATATGATTAAACATGCTCCTATACGTAAAAAATCTAACGCTCCGATGTTCTTTATAGTAAATAATATGGTTACTAATGATCCTGTTGTTAAACAAGCTGTTACAGACAGTATCGCTGAAATGTTTCATAGTTCTAACCCTGAAGTTAGAAAATGGATTACTGATGCTGCTGTAATGCAGTTCTATCAAACAGGTGGTACTGATGCATCATTTGGTACAGCTGTAAGAACTACCTTCTACGATGCTTTACCAATTAGAGAACTTGCTAATATTGAGGCATATGTAGATGGTAGTAAGATAACATTGAACGAATATATTGCTCAGGATAGATATGCTAACGATATTGACGGTTTGGTAAATCAAGCTATATTGCAGTTATCTATCAGTGATGATGAATATATCAAAACATTTAAGACTTACGGCGCAGGTAGTAACTTCGGTTTAATGTTAAGTGGTGATGGTTCTGTTGCTGTATTTAAAAAGTATGCGTTTAAAGCTAGAACAGATATGAGAGGTGCAAGATACGCAAAATACGTTAAAATTAAGACATCCAGAACTAGTACCCCGGCATTATATGTACTAGGGAATGTTTCACAGTCATATGATGAAAAAACTGGTAAGACTTATTATAATCCGGTATACTACAGGATGAGCAAATTGGGTTATTAGCAATATAGTAATAATTCTAGTCGTATCCGTGTTGATGGAGCATACTATGATAACAACTTAATATCGCTATTTAATACAGATTTCTTAGCTAAGAGAAAGGATAATAAGAAATATAGTCTCTTTAACGCAACTAATTATAGTCAACTCAACGATTTCGTAGTTCAAGATGAATTAAATGCTAGAAAAGGTATGATTGGTCAAAATATGCTAGATGTAGATGAATTGGGTAATGTAACATTCCCAATAGCAGATGATCCTTACTTAGGAATGTTTGACGCTAATCCAAAGAATACCAATATGGTGCTATCTAGACTAGAACAATCTCCTACACAATTCAACATGGATTTCGTTCAAAGAGCAAAAGAGGTTGGAGCTACGTTCCAACAGTTAGTTAAAAAAGGAGATGAATATAAATTCATTGGTTCTAATAAAGAGTTATCTGGTGTGGTATCTTTACTTGCTAATAGTATGGATGACGTTCAACAAGCAGCCGAATTTATATTCAAAACTTATCCTCAAGTAACTATGGTCAAGTATATTGGTCCTGCTGGAATGGATATAATAAGTAGAGGTTCTGTAGAAAGTACAAAATCTTCTAGCATAGTATTATCTAAAGTTCCCTATGATAGACATATCGCTGAGGCAAATCCAAGAACGCTGTATATATTTACAGACAATCTTGATAGAACATCTGGCGGTTCTGAATATGGTAACTCTTGGTATAAAGAAAAATACGGTAAAGGTGGGTTTGGTTCATACATTAATCCAACAACCGCAATATTAAGAGGACTACCTAACGCTGCTCCAATATCTACAATGAAATATTATAAATACGCCCATCCAGGCATGAATTTAAATGAAGCTAGATTTAATGATTCAGATTTTTAGGAGGTACAAGAAGTATTACAAGATGAAATCAAAGATATAATCGATTTGTGGAATTCTGGTAACTTTGATAGAGTAGTTATTCCTAACTATGATTTTCTAACAGATAGTTCTATATCTGAAATAACAGAAGAAAGAACTCCAGACTTATATAGATTAATGAAGGATACATTACAATATCTTAAACAATCTATAAATAATGATGGAACTACTAAATTATTGCAGTAGATTGAACAGAATAAAAATTCTGAAGAACAGAGTAATAAAAAATGTTAATATATGTTTTGCCCTAATATAAGTAATAAAGAAGTTGTTGAACAGTTTAATTAGATTGTTCAACAACTCGGGGGGCAACCCCTAAGTATAGAAGAGTTTAAATCTTCTGAATTAAGAGGCTAGAGAACTGGCACGAATTACGCAGCTATGGAGGCTGCGTATCGTATTTGGGATAGTAATGATGGTGAAATAATAGACGCTTAGTCTGCTATATAGGACTTTGTATCTCCTTAGAAAAGTACATCAGAAAAAATAGAAGAGATAAATAAGAGAGTACCAAATACAACAGCTCAGGAGCATTTGACATCTCAGAAAATATCTAACCTATTATCTGAACTATTCCCAGAGATATCTGTAGAGTATGTTGAATCGCTAGCTAACGGTAATATTGGTGAAATAGATTTACAATCTCTGAAAGTATTAGTAGACTATGTTAATGGCAGAAGAGATACTTTACCACACGAGTATGCTCATTACTATTATAATATGTTTAAAGACTCCGATATAATGAAAGAGGGGTTAAAACTATTTGGTTCTGAAGAAAAATTAGTTCAAGCTATTGGTGAACGTGTGGTTGAAATGGATGGTGAGCAACGTAAGTGGTATACCAAATTATTAGATTGGATTAAGTCATTCTTTAGTTCTGAATTGCGTAAGAGAGCGTTATTAGGAGCTATTACAGATGCGTTTTTAGAGAACCGTGACTTGGGTAATAAAACTAACGAGTTATTTGGTATTCGTAATCAACCGGTCAATATGACTGTATAGGAGGCATAGCTAGCTTTAAGTAAGATGGCTAATGGTTTAGTATTTGACTCAGCTTCGCACGTTTATCATTCTAGAGATACTAACATAGAACTAACATCTGTTTCAGAACGAAAGAAATAGTATGGATATAGTACGTATGACGATAGCTTAGAAGATATGGACCAAAAGAAATTATCTAATGACGCAAGAGCTAGAGGTACATTAATACATAGCATTTTTGAAGACGCGTTTACTGGTAATTTTAATGTAAATAGATACAGTGGTATATCTAGAGATGCAGCTATAAAAATTAATTTATTCGTTAACTAGCTACTAAATGATTACGATTTTGTAGCTTCTGAAGCAATGTTGTATGATGAATAGGTGGCTACCGCTGGTACTGCTGACTTAATAATGCGTGATAAGAAAACTGGAGAATACATTGTATTAGACTTTAAAACCAAATTGGTTAAGCATAATGGTAAAAATACTAAACAAAACGGTAAGAAATTTAGTGGTTTCTTATATGCTAATAGTAAAAAGTATTCCCCAAAATCCAGTGAGGAGAGCTACGATTTTCAGTTATCATTGTATCAAAAAATGATGCAAAAAATAGGTATCAATGTAACTAAGAGAGGTATTATACCGCTAGTTTATGAGACAAACGATGTTGATGGAATTATTAACATCGGCGCTAGTACTATATTTGGTTCTGCAGAAAATGAATAGGGTGAATTTGAAAACAAGCCTATAAATGACAAAAAGCACGGTATACAGTGGATTTAGCAAAGTTCTACGGTAAAGCGTGACATTAATGCTAAAATGTATCAAGACTACTCTGATTTTGCTACTCCAGAAGATGGTAAACGTTTTGTCAAAGCTATGGACGATGCGTTAGAGATACTTGCTAAAATACGCAATAAATTAGATGCACAAACACAAATTAATAGTTTGAGAGGACGTAGTGCCGCAGCTTATCGTAGTTCTGTGCAATTAAATAAGCTAAACAATATGGCTGAAATTGACGCCATGCTGTCTTATATACAATACTCGTCAGACCAATTAAAACGTATGGTTGATGTTCTTCAAGATTTATATAAACAAGGAGATCAAGCGAGTTGGTCTTTATCAAAATTACATCAATACTATCAAGTTGCTACTTCATACGATATTATATCAGAATTATTAAGTTTTGTTAATGCTAATGAAGACTTATTTAATAAGTCTGATATGTAGAAAATAGTAAAGAATTGCGCAATACTGCAGCAGCAAATAGCTGTAATTAAAGGTGCTTATACCAGTAAAGGTAGAGAATTATACCTTAATACAATATCTTCTGGAATAAGCGCTTATAGGGCTCGTATTTTAGAAAGAAAAGAAGATGAATATACTAAGAAATATCCTATGAAAGATGGGGAAACTGGTAAACAGTTTAGAGCTCGTAGAAAACAGTTTGTTGATGAATGGGCTGCAGCTAATGAAGAATACCTTAAAAAAGAAGAAAATAGGTGGTTAAAAGCTCAAACTGAAATAGCTGATTCTTGCTTTGAAGCTAACGCTGTAGGACAATATTTTTCTTCAGTATATGAATCTGCTGACCCTTTTGTACAGGCTATGGTTAGAGCTTATGATAACGGTATGCTTGAAGTCAACCATAAGTTTATATCTATGCGTTCTAAACTAGACAAACTACTAAAAGCCTATTATAAACAATATGGGTATGGTAACTTATCCGATATGCGTAAAGTATTTGACGATTTTGTAGATATTACTGAAGATGGTAAATGTTATTTGGTTAGTTCTATTTCGTCGGAATATAGAAACGCTTTAGATTTATTCATGTATGATCTAAATAATAAACAGACATTGACTGCCGATCAGAGGAGACAAGCAATACGTGAATGGCATAATGAAAATAATCCAATAGTAGACCAAGAAGCTTATTCAGAAGAATTTAAAACACAAGTTACAGCTTTTGCTCAGTAGTCCATAAAGAACCAAAAAGACCGAGAAAAATACATTAAAATCATATTCGATAATTTCGATAAAGGTGTTAAAACTAGTTGGCAAAAGTTAATGTATGCTAAAGTTAATCCATTACCTTCTGATATTGTAGACTTTTTAGTCAATTTAGACGTTACTTTGGATATTAAGTATCGAAAGCCTAACCCAAAGTATAACAACAGTAAGTATGAAAAAATGATGTCCTTAAGTAAGGATGATAGTAAACGTAAATTATGGGAATTACTTAGTGAAATAAGTAGTAATGAGGGCAACTCATATAACTTACCTACTGCATTAAGACTTAATGGTAGATTACCATCTGTAATAAAGAGTAAATACGAAGAGGCTGTAACTCATTCTGTATATTCGGCTGCTAAATTAGGTATATAGGATGCATTTACTATTATGGAAGATGAATAGGGTGTCGCTAGAGGAGTGTTTGTTAATGAAAATGGTAATAGAGTATATCAAGTACCAATGCCGTATACCGGTAAATATCTAACTGAAGAAAGGTAGTCATTTAATCTTCCTGATATATTTTTAAGGTATTATGATGCAGCTAACACATATAAAGTAAAACAATAGCTTGAAGAATTAGTAATATATACTCAATCTGTGCTATCATCAAGATCTACGTATACTGACAAGTAGTCTAATTCTAATACATAGCAAATGGCCAACGAAGTGCAATATCATACGAAGAATTTATTTGATGCGTGGGTTAAATAGGTATTTTATAGTGAACGTACTGCTGATATGGGTACAATAGGGTTACCTAATATGGAGCGTAAGATAGACGTTGGTTCTTTCTTAAAAGCTATAAGTAGATTTTCATCTACTAAGGTAATGAGTTTAAACATGGTATCTGCTATTAATAATATACTTACCGGAGATGTTCATAGTTTAGAAGAAGCTTTTGCCGGTAAATATATTGATTTAAAGACATTTGGTAAAGCTCATAAAATATTTATGAGTGAAATAAATACCATGATTGCAGATGCGTACAGAGTTACTCCTGAAAGTAAATTAAATAAGATATGTCAATGGCTTCATATATTTGATGGTACTGAAAATGTAACAATACGCGGAGTAATGTCTAACGGGTTAGGTGATTATGGGCACGCTTTATCTACATTGGGGGAACGCTGGATATAGGGTAAATTTGTGATAGCTTATCTACTTAAGATGGAAGCTAAAGATGCCAATGGTAATGTATTAGGTTCTATGTATGATTTTATAGACTTTGATGAAAACAATCAGCTAAAGATTACAGACAGTAGAGTAGCTAATTTTAATCCTAATATATAGAATTCTATATCTTTAAAAATGCGTGAAATATTAATGGGACTACATGGTAATTATGATGGTAAGAATGCAGCAGTCGCTGTAGAAAGTAACGCTATAGGTTGGTTCGGATTGTCCTTACGTAGATGGATATAGAATTTCATAGCAAGACGTGTTGGTAGAGAAACCTATAATGATACCTTAGAAACTAGAAATAATGGTATGTATAGAACATTTGGTAGATACATAGGGTTAGATTTATTCCCAAGATTAGCTTCTTATGTTGGAGTGTAGATTGAGGGAACTGAAAGAAATAAAGTTACATCAAGAAGATTTGGAGAATTAAAGGATTGGGAACGTGAAAATATTGTTAGAACTGTTACTGAATTAGCTGTAGCTACTTTAGCATTCTTAATATTTATGTGTATCGGTTCTGGTGACGATGATGACGATAGTGTTGTGGTTAATATGTTAAAATATTAGGCATATAGATTATATACAGATTTAACTTTTTTAAATCCAATTTCTTTTATTAAGATTTTCCGTGATCCATTTCCTGCAACAAGAGTTATATAGGATGTTCATAATGTATTACTGTAGTTTACTAATCCTACAGAAGTATATAACAATGATACTCATATGATTGATAATAAGTTATTGGACAAACTGGTTAATCTTATTCCTGGTTCTGGTTAGATTCATAGATTCCAAAATATTCAAAATGAAATGACATATTTTATAAAAGGTAGATAATAGAATTTCGCTAGCTCGGGTTCTTACTTCAAACATATAAAATAAGGGTATACAATTAAGTATACCCTTATTTATTATACACCATTTAGATTTAATTTTATTTCATGTTTTTCTATTTCCCATAATTTACCATGTGAGTAATTGTTATTTGTCCAATAGTCGTAACTATTTTGTGGAAAAGAAATCCAATCAACATGTTCTCTAAATGGTGCCGATACCTCCGAAAATTTGTTGTTTAATATCTTGGCTAGATCGTTTTTGAATTTCGGTGGTATCTGAAATGATAATATTTCATAGAGATTATTATCTATGTTTTCATAGTAATTCATATAACTATATGTGTTCTCTTTAAAGAATTCTTTAAATTTTTTTGGTGCACATGTTTTAAATAGAATTACTATTTTTTCTTCCCATTCTGGTTTATTTGTATCTCCTATGTATACTCCTTTCATTCTGGGATGGTAGAGTATTTCAAAGTCTTTCTTTGTTTCACATATCATAGGAAATAAGTAAAACATTATCAGATATCTTGTTTTAAAGTTCTTCGATTCCATCACCTTCATAATAATTGTGAGTATGATCCCAATTATTACTCTGATAATGATATGATAATTCTGATAATGCTGTGATAATTTTGTTTTTTTGAGATTCTAACTCTGTTTCATTAAACATGTTAAATACTCTTATTTCATTATTACTATTTGTTTGAATAGCAATAATATATGCTTCACAATCATAATCTGAAATATCAATTTCTTGATCTTTCATGTACCAACTAATTGCAAGCAAGTAATAAGTTATCTGTCTATAATAATCAAACTCTTCTACAGAATGTTTAAAATTATAGACATCACTAGTTGTTTTTAAGTCGATTAAAATAATCTTCTTATTTATATGATCAAATATGCATCTATCAAGTAAAGATTTACAAGGTGCAATCCAATCATCGATAGGTAATTCCCAGTTAATATGAAACTCATTATGAGATTCTACTCCAGGAATATCTTCTAATAACTCTTTCGCTTTCTTATGATTATCAATATTATTCTTAATATTTTTAAGCATATTTAAATCAGCAAAAGATATTACTTTACGATTATCTTTTTTACTTTGTAATGCTTTAATATAATTAGCATAACGATTACATAGCTCTGTAGCTTCTTTTAAGACGATTTCAGAGCTTTTTGAATTACTGTATGCAGATTTGTATGCAGCAATCTTTTTATCGTCCTCTATGAGTTCTAATGAATTAGCATAAATCTCACAGAAATCTTTTTGTTGTTTTACTTTAGGTACTTCATAATCAAGAATTACATAATCATTCCAGAAATCCTCTGGTTGTAATATATATTCATGAATCATAGTACCCCTTTCGAGCTGAGGAAGTTTTAATCCTTCTTCCTTTCCATCTATCATATCTCGATAGAAACGTGGTCCTTTCTTCAAGAACCAACCAATAGCAGAATTTGATATTCTCGTATTGTCTTCATAATACGGTTTATCAATTATCATTCTTACTTAATTCTATAGTTACTATTTTAGGTCTTTCTCTTTCAAGATAACTGTCAGTTAGTATACTACAATTATATTGATTTAAATGACCGTATGATATACCATTGTGCCAATGCCCAAAGAAATGATGCTTATATTTACCAAAACAATAATGTTCAAGCTTTTCATTATAATTAGGATTTTCATGAGTAATTAGTATATCACAGTTTTGTATCTTTTCATATGGGCATATATATTCATCGTATTCATTCTGAATATCTTCAAATGCCCATGTTTGCCAATGTATAGGAGCTATCCAAGGAGTTCCATAAAAAGTTATTCCTTCATATTCATATAACTCATCAACAAGAAATACTACTTTATCATTAGTTAAAATTGATATCTTAGTCTTAAAATCTTGCCAACTCAAATCCTTTACAATATCATTAATAAGATTTTCTATATAAATATCATGATTTCCTGGAACTACAATTACCTTTTTACACGGTAATTTGTCTACCCAATTGACAAAAGTAATAGACCAGAATTTATCTGATTCTTTGTTACTTCTCTGAGCAAGTAGATTTACTATATCTCCTGCTATACATAACACATCACATTCTGGTATATTAATTAAATGACCATGTATATCACTTATTGCGCATATTCTCATGGTATAAAGTTTTAGTTAGTTTATATATAATTATACTATAAAATAGTATCATTTTTTCAGTTTTTTTATTAACTCATCTACCTCCTTCTGATTATGGACTATATAGAAATTGACTCCTATATTATTACTATATAAGTAATATCTAAATAGTTTCTCTCTTAAAGGCCAAGCTTCATTAGGGTATCCTTTACATTCAATAATAAAATTATCCCCTACAAAGTCAGGTAAATAAGTCATTGCTCTATACTTTTTATTATTAAAAGTAAAAGCTGGAAGTAGCTCATATCGATGCTTCTCGTAATCTGCTATGATATTTGCCTCTTTCAGCTTTTTATATGTATAAGTTTCAAGTTTACTACGAAATTTAATTCCATCATATTCATTTGGAGTTGCATTTCGTACTTTACTATTTAACTATTTTTTTCTTCTCATTAACCTTTATTTTTTTTGTACTATTAAATGTAATCCATTCATCCTTATTATATGCTTTTATAGTACTTTCTAATGTTACATCTTTATTATTGTATAGACTAATTACTCCAAATTTGAGTAATTTCCAACACCTTATTATATTAGCCATATTACTAGTAGACCGTAACCAGTTTATTATATAGTCTAATAAGAAAGTAGGTATATTATATATTACTAATAACCAAACTAATGGAATAGATAATATAAAACCAACTTTTTTAATAAATTTCTTCATATAACCAATTTTTAATAGTTTCAAATCCATTAAGCTTAACTGCATCAGATATATCTTTTGCTTTAAACTTTTTATGGACCAACATTCCTTCTAAGCCTGTTTTAAGGCTCATTTTACGAAGATATTTAACTCCAGCTATATCTCTATCAAATAAGATAATTATGCGTTTAAAACGCTTCTTAAGCTGGTTTAGAGCTTTATCTGGGATAAATGTAGACTCCGATGATGGGCTTATTGCTGGAATACCCATCTCATATAAACACATGACGTCTTTCATACTCTTTGTAATAATGAGTATATCTCCAGTTTTAGGTAACTGTTTAAACCCCTGAATGTCGTTCTCAGTCAGGTTATTACGCCACTTTGTATATTTATCTGCTAAAGGTCTATATATCTTAAAATTATTATAAACCTTATAAGCATACATAGGATTGTTATCCTTGTAAATGCCCTTTACAACTCCATTACATAGATAATATTTTATACTACTTACTCCAAATTTCTTTAGAGTAGTAGTAGGAATATTAAACTGAGACCAGTAATTGATATCTGTTAGAGTAAAGTCTTGTCTTACAATACCAATTACTGTCTCGGTTGACGGTATATATTGCTTAGAGCTAACGAGTTTCGTATCATTAGTAATTTTAAGCTTACTAACTATATCGTTAAGTATATCTGAATAGTTAGTTAATCCTGTAAATAGTGATACAAATTTAATTACATTACCACATTCTCCAGTACCATGATCCTTAAACATTAACTGTTTAGTCTTCTTACTATAATAACATCCAAAAGAAGGAGTTTTATCCTTTCTCAATGGCGAATTATATATCATGCCTACTTTAAAATTACCAATATACGCTGCATATATATCATACTCAGTTACTTTAGACAATATCCAATCTAAAGTAATACTCACATTATCTTTTATTTTTGTTGTATCGTAAATCATATGATATATTTTTAGTGATAGCTAAGGAATCGAACCTTAATTAACCATTACTATCATAAAAACGTGAGTGCATGCTATCCTTATTCTATGAATTTTGATACCTCCGTCACACCTTACATTCGGCGTATTACCGTCGATTGCTTCTTATCTCACATAGCGGCATGCTACTCACGTATCGCTATATTATGCCTAGCGTAGGCTGCTTATAGGATTATCTACAAAATTAGAAAGGTAGATCATCACTAGGCTGATCACTTACAGTAGTAGTAAGAGGATTAACCTCCTTATCTTCCTTATCTGCAACAATCGGCTTAGTAAACTGATCAATACCTGTAATTTCTCTAATCATGCTTTCATTCTTACCTTCTTCGTAGAAACCTATAGGAATATTCATAGGTTCAATAGAGGCAAACTTAACATAACTAGGAAGTGTAGTATAACCTTTATCATTATAAACTATTTTTACTTTAAGTAAAATATCTTTATTAGCACTATTAAGCATTGTTACTACCCAATTGGCAAATTCTTTATAAGAACTGCCACTGAATGCTAATACATTCTTAGGATAGAAACACTTGAGTATACGCATAATGCGAGTTACCTGGTTAGTAGCTTTACTTTGATTCTGTTCTTCAGTATCGCCTTCACGAACAGCTGGTTCCCATTCAGTATGAACAAGACTCTTACCATCTTTTTCAAAAGTAAATTCAATGAACTTCTTCCCTGTAGGAGACTCTGCAAACTTTGCGGATACAAACTTAACATTGTCATGAATACCTGCTTCCAAGTACTTAGTATTATTACTATTATCTGACAACTTTACTTCATTTGCTAATTCTGTACTAAATATCATAATATCTTATTTTTAATTATTCAGGTAAATAAACTTTATTCCAATAAGCAGTAATGTTATTATTTTCATCACTCTCTGCTACTACTATATTCTTTCCTCTTAAATGCGGTGCTCTAGCTTCAATAACAGAATTATCTCCGCCTTCAAATGAGATATGTGTCTCATTCTTCTTTCTATATACATAGCCAACAGCATCTGCTTCACCACATATAATATTTGCTAATGCACCTACTAAATCAAGAGACATTTCTGCCATTTCTTCGCCATTCTTATTAATCAACTTATCTTTAGTATGACCAATAAGTATGAAGTTATCACATAATCCACGGAACATGTCGATGACTTTTCTTACAGCCTGTCTTATATATAAATAACCAGACCCATTAGGTAATGTTCTTAAATCTGTACCTTCGTACTTTTTACCCATTGGAGTAGCTTTATAAAGCTGTATAGCAAAGCTCATACACATCTCTTCTAGACGTGTAGCATTATCTATAGTAATATATTTATAAGGATATTTACCAGTTTCCTTTTTAATCTCTCTTATTGCATTAGCTATATCACCTAAATCTTTTACAGATCTAGCTTGAACAGCTAATGCCTCTAAGAACTCTGAACCACCTTCTAAATCAATAATTAGATTGTTATCCAGTGCTGCAGCTAAAGTAGTTTTCCCAGCTTTTGGTTTACCAAATAAAATCAAAAATCTAGGATTTTCTACTTTAGCTTTTACTTTCTCTTTTGGTAATACAATCATAAAAGCTTTTATTTTTTTTGTATTCCTCTGATAAAGTTCTGATAATTTCTGATAATATGGAATAAGATATTTTAATTAAAACAAACCACGTTTCTTAATATTAATCGTGATATCGATAATAGTTTTCTTTGTCTTCGGTTTTAAATAGTTCAAAGAACCAAATGCAATAGGAATTACTTCATAACCAATCTGTACGAAGTTATCAAAGATTTTAACCGGAGTACCAAACTCATCTTTAAAGTCATAGTCAACATCAAACGGACAATGTTCCTTTGCATAAATATCAAGTGCATTAATAGCCTTGAAGAATTCTGTTTCTAAGTCGAAATTAATTACATTATCTCCCCAACACTTAAACGGACAATTAGCGCATTCCTTCGGCAACCATCCAATATTATGAGTCTTACTTAAACCTAAAGTAATAATATCACCTGCACCAGCATATTCGATGCCATAACTGCAAGAAGGATAATCACTCTTACTTTCTACAGTCATCCAAGGATAAGCGTTAATTACTCGGTCCATTAAAGACTCCTTATATGTTTTTGCACTCTTAGTATTTTTCGGTAATGTAAATGTATATGATTTCATAATTTTCAGCCTTTTTAATTGTTATTACTAAACGAAATCTTCCTTACTGGTTCATCTTCTCTTATAGTCTCAATTAAGTTATTGTATTTAAGGTCATTATCAAACTCAAGTATAGAACATTCACCTGCATCTCTATTCTTTAGAATATGCAAGTAAACCTTATCTCTTACTGGTAGACGATTTGGTCCATAACTCTGTATATTGAGTAATTCTGGCCTATGAATACATATAACGTAATCTGATGCATGAAAGATAGTATCAGCAGAAGATATATCGCTACGCATTGGATAATGCATAGATGGATTATTAATTCTTTCAGGATTTTCGATATTACGATTCATCTGTGATAACTGTATTATTGTAGTATCAGGAAACTTCTTTACTCTAATAAACAGTTTCTGTAAATCGGAAATCACTTGTAGTGCACTTTCACGATTTTGCCCTTCAACAAGTAAAGTATGATCAAGTATAATCACAAATTTCTTGCCTTTAGCTTTATTCTCATAAAAGTAATCAATGGTAGATGCTATATCTGCAACAGTACCCGGTGTATCTACATAATATATCGGATATGATTTTATCTGTTGAGAGGTTTGTTCTACTTCTTCTAATAATGAATTATCTAATTCACTAATAGAACTATATAGCTGAGCAGTAGTTTGCCTTAACTTACTACTTAATTTTCTACCTACTTGTCTTGAACTTAACATTTCAAATGAAAAATTAAGTACTACTACATCCTGATTAGAATTTAAGTCTATTAAATCACTTTCAAGCGTATTTACAAATGAACTCTTACCGCTACCAGATATACCTACAATAGTATATATAGTATTAGGTTCAATACCACCCATACAGGACTTATTGAACTTACTCCATCTAGTACGTAAAGAAACAATCTCATGATTTTTTCTCTTACGAATATACTCTACTGCTTCATTAGTAGCAGAAGATATATGTCTAAATGTTAGTGTTTTAGTAGATATCTGTTCCATAATTATAGTAATTTTGGTTAGGAGTTTCTACTTTCATTTGTTCCTCAATAGTTTCCCACTCATGTTGAGTGAGCCATTTCCACATAGTCTTCATATAACCTATTTTACCTGTACGCATACGCTCATCTATTTCATATTTTAAACAATCCATAATGTGTTCATGCATTGCTTTAGACTTGCCTATGATACGATTATATTCTTTCCTACATTTGTTTACATTAGCTCTGAGAAATCCTTTAGTTCCATCAGGTCTCATAACGTAAACTGGAAATTGGTCATAAAACATATCAAACATAGCTTTATCTTCTTTAAGAAGTTCTTCTAGTTTTTCTGTTTTACTTATGACTTGGGTATCTCTATCATATTGGATAGAAATTAAACCTTGAGTCTCTAACTCTTGTATTTCTTCTTCATTAACTAGGCTGAGAAGTCTCTGAATGTCTTGATTGATTGTTTTGATATCATTCAATACAAGTGTTAGGAATACTAATTGATTAATAGATAAAGTTGGTATTCTATCTAAGATAGAAGTGTCTATTTCTAAAATCATAGTCTTATATATTATATAAGCTTATGGTTTGTCTGAAATATATCTGATAAGCCTCTGTTAATCCCATAGGCTCAATTGTAACGGTTTCAAATCTCTGATTATCTTATAGGCTTCCATAATGTAATACCTATAATTAATCTTTCTTTCTTCAATTGATTTATCATCAAACTTATTTAGAAGAGTAACGCCAGATGCTGTTAGCATATTCTGATACTGCCTTGCAGAAGCCTTATATTTATGTTCTCCTACATATGGCTCAGTGTATGTTATAATTTCACCTTCTTTATGGCCAGTATCTTTCCATTTCCATAAGTATCCACCATTAGTAGATGCATAGAAACGATTAGTTCTCTGTTGTTCCTCATTCATATATTCAACGTGCCATTGTTTACCAGTTTTCTCAGACATTAGAAAATCTCTTATATCTGTACAATTCTTAATTGTATCTTCAACTGGTATTCCATCTTTAAAGAAACTTATTACTGCTTTAGGTATAATCTTTGGAGTTAATCCTTTACCTAATTTTACAGTAGTGATAAACATTCCTTTCTCCTTTACTTTGTTATCTTCAGTAATAGCAAAATAATCATTAATAGCATATTGATACATTGCTTTAAAACGATCTTCTTCTAAGGTAAGTTTAGTAAGCTGTTCCCATTCTCTACAAATACTGTTTACTTTAGAATATGCATCTTTCTTTAGTAAGACGAATAAACCATCAGTATTTGCTTGGACGATTCGACATCCAATTTGAGTTAATTTTTCAGCTAACATAAGTAATAGTAACTGTCCATTAATTCTAATCTGCATTACTGCAAATGGACTATAACAGAAATTATGTTCATTCTGTAAGTTACCTGATAAACCATTTAAAGCTAACTTTAAAGTTTCGTTCTTTACTTTATCACCATTGTGTTTAGCTTCAATTCGCTCATCTTTGATTTGCTTATATACTTCTAAAAATTCTTTACCTAAATGTCTAGGATAGAATTCATATTCTATAAGCATACTTGGATATAGTGAAGCTACATCTATATCTATAAGCATTTCATCATCTCTAGGAATAATAATCTCAGGACTATTCACAGAATGAATACCTCCTACTCCTACAGAATAGCGTAAATTATTAAATACAAACTTATTTTCATATCCTTTTCTACCTGGAGATACTATCTGATTTTTCATATCTTCTAGTACTCTTTGTAAAATAGGACTATCATATTTAATAAATGGTAATATTACATCTTTTAATGGTATTACGCTCATTGGAGATCTTAAATCTTTAATATCCCACCAAGTTAGACCTGTTTTTTCAAGATATTTCTGAGTTAAAATTTTCATTCCAATATTTACACCATCTTTACTGAGTACTCTTACTCCATATTCATCTTCAATAGCGATTCGTAAATCAACGTCTTTCTTACATCTATTTAGTAATTCTGAAGTAGATTCAATATCATTGATATTATAATCTATCATAGAGTCAAAATCCTCTAAGGGAAGAGGTTTAGTCCAATCACATACAAATTCCTGTACATTAGGATATTGCATTGTTACTTGGATTTCCTTTAAACCTACTCTAAGTTTATTAGAATATAACATAGTAAGAATATCAAAAGTATCAAACCATATTTGATACTTCCAATGTTTCCACGCGTCTATATTATCTTCACTTGAAGTAGTTATAGTCTTACTTAGATTAAATATAGAACTACATATAGTAGGTATATTATATTGCATTAATTTATCCTCATACTCAATTATATAATTAATTATAGGATTATCATAATGCAAATTATTATAGCCACAAAATATAACATTAGCTGGAATGTTAATATTTGTAGTATAATAATCTCCCCAAGTAATGTATTTATCTACTTGTTTAAAGAACTTAACTAATTCTCTTAGTTGATTTTTCCTTTCTGATATCTCAAACTTATAGATGTCGTTTGTTTCTGTATTTTTTACCGAACAATGAAAGATATTTTGAAATACCTCAATATCATATACGTAGACTATCTTTCCTCGTATAATCATATTATAAGTATTTAAAGTTAGATCTCATGGTTGGACTCGAACCAACGCAATCACACTACATAGTAGCGGCTCTACCACTGAGCTACATGAGAAACCAGTTTAAGTTATGGAAACAGAAATATTATGTTTTTATGCTGCTAATAACTTATTACGACTATAATAAGTTATACTATTATCTCCTTCAATATCCTTTACAGTTACTCCTGTAAATGATGTATCTTTCTTATACTTTTTAGCTAACTTGGCAGCTTTATTCTTTGCTTCATCTCTAGTAGATGCTTCAAAGTTTCCAGTAGCAAAATCATATACTTTCATATCATTATCAGAGCATTTTCTCTGTATAGCATATTGAAAGTTTCTTTTGTTAGGCTTTTCTTTAACAGATAGTTCTGCGGCACTAGGAGCCATCTGTTTACCTTTTTTAGGAGTTAAAGGATTATTACGTACTGATTCATCAAATTTAGCTTGCATAGATTTCTTTGCAAGTTTATCAGCTTTTATTTTCTCTTTGATTTGTTCAGTTGTTAACGTAACTCCCTTAGGTTTAGTGAACATATTGTTCTTAACTATACGCGTAAAATGTTTCTTCTCTTTACGGGTATATCGTATTGTAGGATCATATCCTGCTTTCATAAGAATATTCTTGATTAATTCTTTTTTAGATTGTTTTATAGATTTGTTTTCATTCATAGCATCTTTTGCTACTTTAGTAGTGTATTCAGATTGTTTTTTATTTCCTGCCCACTTTACAAATTCTATTACTTTCCCATTCTCATCATATTTAATGATTCCAGATGGACCCGGTTTCTTGCTTACCGCCATTATTTGATAAGCCTTATAGCTTCTACGAAACTTATTTTTATTACTTCTATGATTCTTTATACCGGTTCTATTATTTTTCTTTGCTAATATCTTTTTCATAATTTTGATAATTAAGTTATTTACTTGAAAATCCTTTTATTATGGTAGGATTTTCTTCTATCGTTTCACAATAAAATATGGTAGTAGTATTAGTACCTACACCTATACTACTTAATTCTCTTTCAGGATGTTTACTAGCCCAGTTTATAAGAATATTAACTCTATTCTCATAAGCTGAACTAGACTCCCAAAATTTCTTTCTTACATAAATTGCTTTTCTAACTTCTTTCATATTTATGCAGCTAAGGATAAAGCAGGAGCTTCAATATTGAGTTCTGCCTTTTCATTAAAATCTGTAATATCTTTATTGATTTTGTTAATTTCTAATTGTAATTTATTTTTTAGACCTGCAATATAAGCTGAAGTAAGCTCTTCAGTTTTATCTAGGTTCTTCTTTCCTTTAGAACGTTTAAGTTTTGGATCAAGAGTCTTAATCTTACTTAAGTGAAATAACTGTTCAGTCTTTTCACACAAAGTAAAGATGTTAAGATAGTTATTATCTTTAGGTAATTCAGTAAACTTCTTATAACCCATATTAATACACTGCATATACAGTTTTAATAAGGTACGTTCTTCAGATAGAATTTCAATCTTCTGGAGTAACTCTTTTAAGTCATAATTACGTTTAGCTTTCTTCGGAATAACATTTTCTTCTTTAATCTTATTCCAATAGAAAGTAATTTCATTAGAAATTTCTTTAATACGACCGATTTTACCTTTATTCTTATCTCCGAGCAAATATATTGATGTAATTGATTTCATATTGATTAATGTTTTTAAATGTTAAATACTCGACCAAACTACATCTACCAGTAGTAGTCCCTATGGGATTCAAACCCATAACTTACACATTAGAAGTGTGTTACTCTATTCAATTGAGTTAAGGGACTGTGTAGTAACAACTGCCCAATTCAGCAGTAATTACTATAAATAGTACCCAATTCAGTACTATGAAATTATGTTGTTTTAAGATAATATCCAAATCAATATTTTCTAAATTTTCTTAACTGACCGAGTACTATAGGGATAACCCGTCCACCAGTCTTAATTCCAACTATTCCATTAAGCCCTTCAAGGTTAATGTCTTCAACGTTGGTTATACCGTTTTCTCTTGCATATTTTTTGATATTCTCTTGATTGATCCATTTAGAATGTAGTTCCCCATCTGAACAATTCCTCATACAATCAAACAAAATATCAACAATACAATCGAAATCCTTACGTTTCTTTGCCTCATCAATTATACTTTTAGTAATCTCATCAAAGGCATATTCATTTCGAGTCGAATTTGACCCAGTAATTGCATCTGCTATACTAATAGAAGCATCTATAATACTTACCGATTCATAAGTATTAAATAATCTTTGCCACCATAATGGCCCACTTCCGTAAAATAGAAAGACCCGTCCATCTTCTCTAATGCTTACTTTTTTAGGCGTTTCAGTGCGTCCTCCATTCCAAATCTGAATTTTAGACAATATGGCTGGCTCAGAACATATTAGAATTCGCAGAAGTTCTACACGCAATGAAGAAAGTCTGCCGTTCATAAGCTTCTACTATTTTTCTTCAGTAATTGTAGCAGTTACGTGAATTTCAGTTTCCTGATTATCTAAACCGCACTGCCGTAAATACTCAACCTGCATACGCTGATTCATATCCATATAACTACGGACAGTTTCAGCTAACTGCATACACTTACGTGTCATCTCTTCATAGAAGTTCAACACACTCTGGTTGGATAACTTAGTTAAGTCATTCAACATAGGAAGTTCTTCAGCTGTAAAGAACATAGGCTTAGAGCCTGGTTTACTCAACCGTTCAATACATTCAATTACATTCTGCCGGGTTGCTTTAGTAAATTCAGGATCAGCAAGCTCAAAAACTAATGATGGATCATTCTTCTTTTCATTCAAGATGATTTTCGGACGTCCATCAACATCCTTCTCAAGTAAACTAACTGACTCAACATCAATAGCCTTGAGAATATAAGCTTTTACTTCCTGACGGAAAGTATTCTTACCTGTAGCTACATCTTCTTTCCACTTAAGGTCAGGAGTTTGTGCTACAATTGTAAAGATCTGCTGTCCAAAGAAAGGCCCAAACTTCTGGGCTGTTTGCCGATAGCGAGCTAAAATTTGAGCTGCTAAACCCGGAGTGTTAGCTCCATTAATATTATTTTCCATAAAAATGTTCCTTTTTGAGTCCGTACTTGATATACCAATACGAACATAGTTATACAAAAAATTGTTAAAGTCTCTCCACCGTTCGATTATTTAATAGCTATTCAAAATTGGAATAGGTGAACTCAATCACATAATCTACTAAGCACAAAAATAATAAATTGAAAATTTATGAGAAATACTCTGCGAGTTACTTCTGATAATTTCTGCTATTTTTCTTAGTTTTATCGTCCCGTTTCGACGGTTGAAATTCAACTTATACGATGTTCAACGCACCTCTCACCGTAAGCGTATAACGCGATTAGATGCGATATAAGCCACTTTATCATCAGTTCCTTAGAACCTACTGAGTATGTCCGGTATTATCGAAATTCGTCAGAATTACGGTTGTTTAATCTAACATTACTAAAATCATAGACTCATTGCTTATAGCATGACCCATCTATACCATTTCCAGGATTTGTTTGTTTATACTGCACGAACATTAGGATTTCCACCTATCATCGTCTCCTTGTTTGCTTATGGAATATCTTCATCATAAGTGTACTATTGCCCTTACAGAGACAGTGTAAGAAACAACACAGGTAACTGACGATTCAGCGTTCTCTCACATACAATGTTGCGCATTGTACTTTACGAGTGTCTTAACAGTCAGCAATGTCGGTTGGCAGTCGGGGTGACTCGTACTCCTTAACTTCTACTTTACAATAGTAGCTTGAAATCTCTGTACTATCATTGGACTTCCCAATTAGTTAAATAGTTAAACAATTAGAGTTCATTTTATCATAGCTGACTCTATTCAGCGTAAGTAAAGTTGATTCATTAAGCATATCATCATATACTATAATTATTATTAAACTGGTTTTAGGATTCTAACTCTAAAGCATCTTTAATAACTCTATTCACTTCCTTAATCCATAACGATGTTTATTATCCAAAATTCTGGTATGAACTAGTATAATAAACCAAAGGCATTTACATATCTTGAAATGCTTAAGCTCTGCCGTTTTTTACAAGGAGTTTTCTCTGCGTCTCCTAATCTTATTTATTACCACGTAATAACACTTGCTAAAGGTGTCCGCTTCTAAGTTCAGGGTTATAGCGCTCTCATACTCGCATTTTAGACTACTATGTTTTAGTCTCGTCATTTCTCATATATTATACTCATCTACACGACAAAACTCATGAGTCACTTTAGACTTGAAAGACGGTATCAATCTCATATACCTCATCCCTTATACGTAAGTTCTTTTACAGCACACTATTTACGATAATGTACAGGATTGGCTCCTGTTCCACGATAATCAGTCAAGCTTTAACGTTTGCATGTTTAATTCTTGGATCATTGCGTTTCCAGCTTTCATATCCTTACTTTGTATAAGTATGTACCATAACACGGTTATCCTTACATTAGTATTAGTAATTTACTCCCTTCATAAGTATAAGTTCCAATATCCACAATTGCATATTGCATCACAGCTGATGTATACTGAACACTAGAGTTAGCCTGTTTTCCTTTCTGGACGCACAGTAGCGCTTTTGTTAACCGATTTTGGAGACCGGTAATGCGTTATCTGCAATCTCTTTTTTTCCATGAGTTGGCTGCTTGCTTAAGGTGAAACTAACCTTTGCCTTTCAGCTTTACTTACTCTTTCCAAAGAAGTAAGTCAGGAACCGTATTGCCCCTGTTTCGTCATCGTGTTTATATCCCTTTTTGATTCTGCTTTTGATAAACTAATACGGATATATGGATTTCGTTCCACTTGCTTAAGTTTGTAATTCAGTGTGTCTTCTCTTAAATTACGAGTCTTTAGTAACAGTAATCGCCAGTACGGTTCTCATCATGTCGTTACTTAGAGAGGATTATGCACTCTTATCCCCTTTTACCTTCCGTTTTTCAGACGTTTAGGCCTATTATCCTACCTTTTGAGTAATCTCACTGTGTTAGCAGCTAACATATTCTCGGATTCTGTATTGTTTCGGGCCAGTAGAAATGACTACAGCTCCCTGACAGGTGCGACCAGTATTGTTGTATACCTTACCGCATGACTTCCCCGGAGTGATTTACGCTACAGTTTTACTCCTCTCGAACTGTGATATAATTATAGTATTTATTATACGGTTATTATCACTAACTTTTTACCGTAGGGCTGTTATCTTTAGCCGTTGATTTTTGTTCTGGTATATTGACGCTTGTTATTTCACCGGTAGTAAGATTAATAGTAGCTACTACTTTCTTACCTAGACATATGTCGACAAACTTATTTTTTACATCACTACTACTGATGTAGTCTATTGGTTCCATTTTTGAAGCGTCAAAACCATCCAAACATTTGCAAGCACTACTTACAGACGAACGTAAGTACTGTTCTACATATAAACAATTACTTATACTACTATTAGCTTGGTCTCTAATAAAAGTAGACTGATTACCTTCTACTATAAAGTATTCAGTTTGAGATTGTATAGAACTTAATTTAGCTCTTGCTTCTCTTGAGTCCTTAATGATACGCGATAGACGTATCATCTGCTGAAGTATAATTTTATTGTTCATATTTATCTACTATTGTTAATGGAGTTGCCGGCGATTCGTCATCAGATACCTTACTTATAGCATTTACTTTCGGATATCCTGTTGAATTCGTCTTCTCTATTACTTTAGTTTTCCACTTAACTACTGGCTTTGGTTCGCCAGTAGTTTTTACATTCACTTTTGCGTCTGTTGTTCCTTTCACAGATACTTCTAATGTAGATAAGTCGACTTCGACATTTATCTCATCTACAGACTTTTTCTCCTCCTTTATTACTTTAGGGAAGTTAGGTAACTCCACTATAGAGGGTATGACAGGCTGTGCCTGTATAACTTCTGTAGTTGCGAACATTTGCCTACCAATGAATACACTGACAACAAACATTCCAACTACAGTTAACATTCTATTATTCATTTGATATGATATTTATTAGAATGGCTATTCTTCTAGGATATGAATTTTCAAAAGAAACTTTTTAAACCAGTTTAGTTTTTTTTTTCAGTTCCTTCAGATTGTTCTTCCTTCTTTGGGTATTCGTCTTCCTTTGGAGCTATTAAATCTCCTTGACAATACTCTGCAAGACGATCAGCTGGGTCTCGATACAGATTAATAATCTGACCTACAACCATACGCATCTTATCAAGCGTAGGAGTCTCCTTCTGTTTGTCAAAGTAATTGGTACGAATACTCCCTAGAACTTTACGGGCAACTTCACGTGCCGCTTCAAGTTCAGTCTTCTTACTGTCTTCTACACCATCAGTAGTAATAGTATAGTCAGCAAATAACTTATCAATGTAGTCATTGCCCAGTAAGCCAGTAATAGCATTAATTGCTTTATCTTCTTCCGGCTTTGCTTCAGGATCATCCTTCAGCTTATAGCGGAAGTTTTCTCCAATTAAAGCACGTAATGCTTCTGCTACTTGTTCTTCACTCCAACCGGCTTTAGACATGTGCGTATGTATGATAGAGTGAGCCATACACGGTGAACCTGTCTGTGAAGTATATAAGTATACAGCACGACCTAAACCACGCAAGATAGCTGTAGGCTGGATAATAGAGAATATCTCATTGATCCAATCTGTAACTGTCTTCTCGTCTAATGCAAGCTTCTTATCTGCATCAGTTTCTTTCAGGCCACGATATACACGATACCATTCTACAGTGTTAACTATATTTTCTGCCACATTTTTCTCTTTAGAGATGAGGTAATTAAGGGCAGTTTTCAATTCCTCATCATTAGCAATCTTGTTAGGATCAAGCTCTGGAATTTCTACTTTTGGCTTGCTGTTTGCAAGTTCTGTAGGTACTTCACTTTCTGAGAAGTTAATAGACATTTGTCCATCGTTCCCAGGCAGAGCTTTAGCAGGAGCTAGTTTAATACCTAGCATTTCCGCCATACTTTGCAGTGGTAATACTTGGTCTGCAGCTATCTGTAACTGCAATTCGCCACGTTCACCACGGTCGAACAAGTCTTGACGTACATCGACAAGAGCTAACAAAGTAACTACATCAATGCTACGATTGATGTCTGCATATAACTCAGGATATTGCTTCTTGAGTTCTTCATTGTTAGCATAACGCTGTTGCATTACAAATGCTAACATAGCCTTACCATCAACAGATGATTCTCTTGAACCAATAGGTATACCGGCCGTAGGAATTCCTGTGATAAGGTTTGCAGCACGTTCAACAGCTTTCTTTTCAGGGCTGTTCTTACCTGTTGCATCTTCAGGAATGATTGTAGGAATTTTCTCTTCCTTCTTCTTAGGCTTATCCGGACTTTTAGGGGCATCCTTCTTCGCCTGAACCTTAGTTTCTTTAGCTGTAGTAGGAGCTTTCTTTGCATCCTCTACTTTAACATCTTTCGGCTGGTTATCTACTTGAGGCTTAGTTTCCTCTTTCTTGTTCTCTGTGTTGTTTACTTTAGCTTCAGCTTTTGCTGCTGCTTTTGCTGCTTTCAAGGCTGCCTTTCTTTCAACCTTACTCATTTCTTTTGTCATTTTGATAATGTTTTAAAGTGTTAAAATAAAAATTATTATTAAGTACAATTAAAAAGATAGGTTAGTTTAAGAGGTTAACTATCATCCTCTATTTCTGGTGAGTCACGTCCATTAGTAAAAGTATTATTTTTAGTTAGTGCATCGAATAATTCTTCATCTTTAACAATGTAACCTGCAACCCCAGTAAGGCGAACGGTAGTACCTTCTGTCACTGTAGCTACTAAGCTTTGCATGCATGTTAAAGCATCATCATTACTCATGGTGCTAACTAAACTAGTAAGAGAAGTAGTTTTATCATTATCTGACTTAACTACTTCCTTACTCAAAATACCTACTAATAGACCAGCCATAATGGCGAAAACAAGTTTCCACCACATTCCTGTACTACGAAATAATCGCGCAAGGATAAATGCTACAGTTAGTAGACCAATAATTGCTGGTGTCATAATTAGTAAATGTTTTTAGTTTAACAATTGTTTTAATTTCTCTCTCGCTTTGTTAAGGCGAGATTTCACTTGAGACTCAGAGAGTTCAAGATGCTCAGCAATCTCTTTGTAAGAGAGATTCTGAACTGTGCGTAGTTCAAGTATATACCTATACTTATAACGAAGTCTGCTTAATGCATCTGATAATTTACTATCTGTCTCATGATAGATGTAAACATCTTCTGGTGAGCTGTCGGCCGAACTGCTTACCTGTAGACAGTTATTATCATTATCTAACTCATAATCATACTTCTCTTTTTTGGTACGTCGTATATAATCAATACTACTATTTATAGCGATAGTTTTTAGCCACATCTCAAATGAAATATGATTAACATAACTAGCTATCTTAAAGAAAGCTTTAGTAAACGTTACAGATACTAAGTCATCTGTTACATCCTTATTGTGTACAATATTATATATAGTATTGTATATAATTCTGTGATAACGATTATAAAGCTGTGTGAAGGCATATTGTTTACCTTCTTTAGCCTGCTTGATCAGATCTAAAAGCTGTTGTCTTTCTTCATCTGTCATAATTACGGGCTTTTATAAAGTTTTGTTTGACACACCATCCTTCCACACTGCTGCTCTACTGTCAGAATTTAATCTAATCTCAGTGTCATGTAGGTCACAGCCCTCAAACTTTTATTAGTACTTATAGAGGCGATCAAACCTCTATAAGCTTAAAATGGCAATTCTAGTATATTCCTATAATAATATTCATACCAATCTTTGTAGAATTTATTATAAGTATCCCATATACATTCCATGAATTCTATTTTCATAGGTCTAGTAAGTACACTAGTAGGAGTATTATTAATTAATCCACATAATATTCTTATACGTACTTTTAAAGTTAAATCTTTATCTACTCCTATTTTCTGTAGTATTTGGGTATCGAACCAAGATACTAAGTATTTTACAGTTTGTATCTTAAAAGACTTATGAAACTCTAATTCATTTAATTCCCTTTTTTGTATTCTTAAAAAGGTATACCACTCAGGTCGCCAGTTAAATGAACTATATTTAACTCCCCAAGTGGTATATATATGGTTTGTCAAACTATAAATTAACATATTGCTGCTTTACTCTTTTAGCTATTTTCATTAGTACTACATTAATTTGTGCTAATGACCAGCCTGTGGTTTCTAATATATAAGCTTTAGTTGCAGCTACACCTCTCCCATATATTCCAATATCTTCAAGGTATTTATTAGTAAATGTCTTTAACTGTTCATCAGTTATATTAGGCATTTTTGTACCATGTATCGATTGACGATAAGATGGTAATGAACATATTTCCGAGTATTCATACTCTAGAAAAACAAATTTGTCAGGATTTGCTAATACACTCTGAATTTCAATAGAGTCTTCAGGAAGTATAGTGAATTCTCCTTTCTGTACTAGGTCATTAACCAATAGTGCAGAAGTAATTCTCATACAAGGAACTTCTCCAATTATATTGGCAAGAAGCTCAAAGTTTTCACCTACAATTCTGTAGATACCAGGATGATTGAGTCTCATGGTTGATTAATTTCTTTTTTAAAGTTATTTACTATTCCAGATACTTCTGATAAAGTTAACTCTGGATATTTTTGCATCACTTTATTAACTGCATCAATATCAGATTTAGCTGATCTGAGTAAGTTAATGAACTCTGTTCTTTCATGTTTAGAGTCAAACCAAGCAAAATATCTTACACGCATTGATATTCGTATTCTTTTATTTTACTACTTAATTCATTCCATTTAGCGATATCTATATCAGTAGCATCTACTAAATGTATTATGTCACATTTAGTATTGAATACTCTTCTAATATAAGATATTCCTTCTTTGTAGTGATACTTATTCTTATAAGCACGAGGTACTACATTATGAAGACGAGTTATTAATTCGGTCTTCATTCTCATCTCTGTTGCAGCTTTCTCCCATGATTCTGGAAGGTTCTGTCTAATAAAATTCATTAATCCCATTTCAAATTAATTTATTGATTAAATTATTTATTCAAATACCATGTCTTCTTTTTCAAACCACATTCTTTTATGTGGATTTCCAAAGAAGTTTTCTAGTTTTTGTAATTCTAGTGGTAGTTCTTCATTAAATTCAAGTAAGAAGATTCCCTTACCTGTCTTCTTTAGGTATATAAGAGTGCTCCCAAGTAACTATATAATTTTTAGTACTCTTATAATTTTCTCTTAAATAATTGATTTTACTTTCCATATTAATTAGTTTTTAATTGTAGCATTGAAGGGAATCGAACCCTTCACAGCCCTTACGTCTGATCTAGCCTGATATGCTCCAGCTTTTTACGACATTAGCTTAGCCGTTGGACTCTGTTATCACGCTGCGATACTAGTATAGTCCGTTACATAACTTGTATTGCCAGTTATCTGCTTATTGACCTATTCTACTTCACATTGTCGCTGTCAAATTCATTCAGCCCCATATGCGTTTCCTATCATTTTACTTCGAGGGAAACGCTAGCAATAGAAGTCACCTTAGACGTCATAGTGAGTGGAGCTGGAGGGGATCAAACCCTCGTCCATACGACTGATTCATAGATCTAACAGTCAATGTGGGTATATGACCGACCAAAGTCATATACCCTATGGTCTTGAGAATGGTTAGTTCTCTTATACTGATCTTGATAATATACGAATAATAGTAAAGTATTCCTTTACGATTCAAAGATTCATATTATTCAGTCTAACTTGATGTCACGACTAAGGCTTTTCTCTATTTCTAGAGGACAATCTTATTGTCGCGATCTCAGACTTATGATCAGTAGTTCACGGTAGTTCCTCATAACTGATTTAAAATTCTGTATGAGACCTGTTAATTCAGGTCCTTGTATGCCTCAGGCCCTATGAGTTCAAAAGAACGATTCCGACTCACATACTAAAGCTATTGATTCAAAGATTCTAAGCTTGGAACCTCTTTTATTTGTTTTGAATTAGTTACTTGTTAATACCAGGAACTAATTCATTGTATCTCCAGTTCCACGAGTCTGGGAACAATCCGTTAAGTTCACTTAAGGACTTATCGATATCTTTTCCAATCTCGATAAGATCTTTGTCGTACTGCTTCTTTAAGTTGCGAGCTTCTTCTTCCCATGCGGACACCGGCTTATTTCCGTTCACAACATCTTCCTTCAGTGCAGCAAGATCTTTTAGATACTGTTTGATACGTTGGTTTGTTCTATTAGAGCGTCTTACTTGCAATACCGCAGATGATACTGTATATTCACTCTTTTGAACAACATTAACCAGGTCTCTCGTTAACTTTTCCTTGCGTCGTTCAGCAATTTTCTTTGCTGCTTCTTCAGCAATTTCTTCAGTTACCTTACTTGAGTTAGCGATTACATCCTGGATGTTTTCTCCGTTTATATCCTCCATAAGGATGTTCATTTTCTTTACTTCTGCCATTTTGAATACAGTTTAATTGATTTAACAATAAAATTTATTTAACACTATAATATAATCTTAATGAAAGAACAATCATCAAAATATCTCTTTTTAGCCTCTATTATAGCTACTGCTATAACATTTAGCCTTAATTTGATATCTTTATACTTATTCTTTTTATGAATTTTTAGTGCTGCTTCTTTGCTACATCTACTAAAGTATGATATAGCTTCTAATCTTTTCTCCTCGTATAGAGTAGGAGTAATAACTATGTTAGTCATATAATATGACATCTTAAGCAGTTTTAAGTGCTTGTCTGCGCTCTCGATTTAATCGAATTTTACGTTGACGACAGCTTTCTCTATTACCTGCTTTTATCAGCTTACGATTTTCATAAGCTGTCTCTCGTTTCTTACGATTCATAGATGTAAGAATAAGGTAATTAGTTACTCTTTGACGCTCTTTTTTTAAGTATGCTTCAAGTTTAGCTATTTCCTCTTCAGCCCAGTCAATATATTCTTGTACTGGCTCTTTGTTCAATTTTTCTAGCTCTATAAATTCTTTTAGAGCTTTTATACGTTTTGTTTTACTCATATTTTTTTGATAAATTTAAGTAATGATTAAAAAGAACTATCCTATTTATTTGTATCTCTTATTCATAGGTAACCCGTTTCCTTCATCACTGACCAATAAATTGGTTGACCGTTGTATAGTCCATTGTACTCTTGAATAGCAGTTTAGTAACTGCTAAACTTCCATTAGGGATTTGGCTATAAATAGTTCTTTAGGTTGACTGAATCCACCATTTTACTAACAATTTAAATTAGTAATATATAGTATTGAGTAGAGGCTCTGGCGGAACCTCTACTTCTTTACTATTCTTTGGTTGCATTCTGAGTTTACACTCATGAGTACATTCACTACAGTTGATATGATTATCAAGTGTAGGACAATTATTATCTATTTCCATGCTTTCTTACGATTATAGGGCTCCATCTTTTTATGTTTTGGCTTCTTTTTGAATTCCTTTGGAGGTTCTTCATTATTCTTCTTTGCCATACTAGTAAAATTTAAACAGAGGGTTAATATCACGTAATAACTCAGGTAATGCGGATAAACCGTATTCCTTTAGTACTTTACGATGTTCGTAATATGCAGAAGTAGTATTTACTTTAGCAATAATACTTACTGGAACACTAATAACTTCACGATTCTGTTGCACTAAGAACTTACATAGTTCTGAGTTTAATAGCTCTCGTGTCTTGAGAGCAGGTGAACCAATAGATGCAACAATCTTCTTACAGAAGTCTTCTATTACTGGTATTTGCGGATTAGATGGTCTATCTACTGCTATAGTAGATGGAGTTAAACATTTAGCTATTAAAGCATTTGTTACATCTATATCTGATAAGATATGAACATCTACATCTTCAGTATTTACATTTTTTCCTATGCAGGATGCTAAAAGTGATGCTAATATAGTTTCATCCTTTATAACTCCTTCAAACGAAATAATAATTGCTTTCATACTTTACTTTTGATAAGTTATTTACTAGGAATACTGATAGATACTTCTATTTCATATTCCTCTAATTCTTCAAATAGTTTATCAGTATTTAGTTTACTGATAATTTCAATAGGTGGATTAACTTCTACTCTTTTACCTGGTACTGTTCTACATAGCTTTTTAGCTCGTTCTAACGATATACCAAGTACTTTAGTAGTAGCTAATAGGTTAGCAAGATAATGGTCGTTACTGAATTTTATTTCAGTTAACTTACGACCTTCTTTTACTTTATTGACTACCATTCTTCTTCCTCTGATGAAATTAGGTTTTCAAACTCAGTAAAGAAATTATCCGGATCGTTGCAGAGAATTTTTGTATTATCTGTTTCTATTACTACAACTTCCCCGAGTCCACTGATATTGGTGCATGTTATACAGTCAATTGCATCAATGTGAATAATACAAGGTTTTGTTTCTTCAGTATCTGTAAAGCATTGCTCTACAAATAAAAATTTTCCAATCTTTTTCATGTTTCTAAAAAATTTAAATTGTTAATAATGACGCCTGGGCACTCAGGATTTAATTAAGTTAGTGCCAACTCTTAGTTTATAGCATTTGTTATAAGACAAAGATAAACGACTACAATCGTTACTTACTATGACTCTCACTATAGTTTTAACTCATAAGCAGAAATAGCTGTCAAACTAAATCTTATTGGAGTACATGATTTTAACGTCCGCACGATCATATATACCATCTATTCTATCAATCCCGTTTTTTACAGTTGCGCAATTAACCTGTATAAATGAGGATAAACGATAACCTGCTGTATATACTTACGCCCCACATGCTTGTCATTTTCTGAGGACGTATACTCTATCTTCACAGACTGAGTATACTAGACTCTAATATTCATTTAAAACAGGAGGTTTGGTTTTAATTTTGAATAGAGTCATTTACAACCGTTGATATAACATGAGTTTGTATAGAGTCATCAAGATATTTTTGAGCTCTTGCTCCAGATAGTACTGTGTTATACGTTGATGTGTTTGATTCATATATGTAAATTATGTCTTTTATAGACAACGATGTACCATGTTGCATCAAAATATCAATTAATACTACCTTTGGCATAGCTAAAAATACACTATCAACTCTTCTATCTTCTCTCATTTGCTCACGCATATCAAGAATATCCTGTATTGTTGCTACAGGTTCCTCAATAATAACTTGAGGTTCTTCTTGTACTTCTTCTTGGTTCACACCATTTAAGAAATTAGCAATGTTTTCACGCTCTGCGTAAATTATTGCTCCCATCATGCCTATTAAGGCAAGAGTTATTAATACTACCCAAACTATTATTCTTGGCGGTTTAGGTCTCGCCATCATTTCATTTTCCATTTTGATAATGTTTTAAAATTAGTAATTAATCTCCCCAAAACCAATCTTGGAGTAGTTCTTTAAAGTTTTCTATTATATAATTTCCATCCTCTTTTTCTTTTATCTTCAGAGAAGTCCCGACATCAGCA